CCATATTTAAAAGACTTAGATTTGTTTTGTTTCTCTAGGTCTTTTTTATCAACATGTGTAGTTGTTGTTGTATATAAGCTATTTAGACCTTCTTTCTGCAAAACCTCCAGTTAAACTTTTTTTCTCTTCTTCAGGATTCTCAAGCATATTTTTTTCATTTTCAATCCTGTTTAATATTTCAAAAGCGTCAAAGATTGCAAGTTTTTTTGTTGCAGCAGCGTTTTTTAATCTATCTGCAGCCAGCTCATCTTCTGGGTCTGGCTTTATAATCTCCTCTTCAGCAACTTTAATTAATTGTCTTACAGCCTCATGACCAGCTTTTATAATTCTTTCTTTTATTTCCTTAGAATCTATCATAATATTGCGCATATATCATTAGTTTTCATTCTATACAAAACTTCGTCGCCTATAGTAAATTTGTATTCACTATTTTTTCTGAAGTTTACTTTGTCGCCTTTAAAAACACCTAATTTATTTAAATTGTAATTATCATAAGCAATTACACCAGTATTATCTTCTAAAGAATCTTCATATAAATAAGTGTCTTCTTTTGTGATTGGCTTTACAAAACAATTGTCTCCAACGGCATTCCATTGTTTTCCGTTATTATATAGATAAAACTGAAACTCATCTATAAAATATAATCCGTCCTTAAAATAGTTAGGTGATTTTTTTGGGTTACCCTTCATATCGTAATATATTCTAAATATATTGTGATGAACAATAATTGAATCGCCTTTTGATATCTCTCCTTTATGTCTTTGTGGCACATAAATAATCTCAGCGTGTCTATTGACATGCTCGTGATTCTCGACAGTCGAGTTCACAATCACTTGCTGACCAGCGATTTCAATCTCATTATTATACTCAGAACCAAGTGGTTTGACTATAAAATAATACGGAGATTGCATTTTAAAAATGTATATTATACTCTATGGAAACAGGAATGTTTTTATTAAATTCCTTCCATAAGTAAAGTTCATTATCTTTTTCGATATGTATAAGAAAAGATTCTTTTTCAGAACTAAACTCAATGAGGTGAATTTCATATTTACCATTAAGCACAGACTGGCCTAAGATATAATGCATCGCACTTCCTTTATAATCAGCTCCTATGGATATTTTTCTTATCTGCAATTTACTCGGAATCTAATTTTATCTCTCCTGTATCTAAGTTCAAAGTGCCTTTTCCATGCTGCTCCTCAAGAGCCTTCATTATGTTTTGCAGATTATCCCCTATTTCATGGAGTTGGTGTAGTATTAAATGTTTTTTAACAGATAGAGAACCAATTTCCAACTGTAAGTTAGATTGGGTTCTTCTAATCTCTTTTATTTGGTTGAGGATTTTTTCGTCAATAACGACTGAGGCCTGTACAGGCACTGATTTTGTTTTTTTTGCCATTTTATTTAAGATTTAATTTATATACAAATATACTAAAAATAAGAATCGATTACCAAGGAGTATTTTTTCTTTCTATAGTTGGTGTAACCATTTCATCTATTTCATTTGAAAGAGCGGTTTTTAACTCTTCAGCATTTAAGCCTTCATTAAGCCAAGCTTTAACATCAGACTCTTTTAAGTCATCAAACTCTATATAGTTTTCAGAATCTGGTTCTCCAATATCAAGACTTCCTGGTACGGAGGCTATGTAAGGATTGTTATTTTCGTCTAAATCATCATCACTAACACATTTGTATCTGTAGTGTATTTGATAAACAACGTCATTAAGAGAATCTTTTTCTTTATGAACATCCAATGCTTTTATTTCCCAAGTATATGTTTTTGCCATAATATATTATTTTACTGTTTTTAATAAACCATTTTCAAAAGTCCAGGTTTCTTTACCAACTGTTCTTTGACCTTTAAATCCACTTACAGAAGCGTCACTACCGTTTTTACCATCAGCACCAGCTGGTCCTGTAGGTCCAGTAGCACCTTGTATTCCTTGAGGTCCTTGTGCACCAGTATCGCCCTTAGCCCCATCACTACCATTTGTACCGTTTGAACCTGCTGGACCTTGAGCTCCTGTGTCACCTTTTGGACCTTGAGCTCCAGTATCTCCTTTAGCACCTTGTGATGCCGCAGATGAAGAGTCTTTACCAAAAGCATCTTTTATAAAAGCGTGCAACTCTTCAACATCAGCTCTTAAATCTTCAACTTGTTTTAGTAAAAATTTATTAGATTGATACAATCCATCATCATTAAAAACATCACTAATATCTGTTAAAGCAGCAAGCTCATCTGATTTTTCTTTAGAAATAGTTATTTCTCCATCACCTCCTTTAGAAGCTGACGCCCCTGAACTGCCTTCTTTAAATAATTTTTTACCTCTTATATTGTCATTTATACTAGCCATATTAATCTTTATTATACTCTATTACTACAGTGTATGTAAAACCATACAAATATCTATTACCTCCGTTTGTCTGAAAACCAAGCTTATATTTATCGCCTTCGCTAAAAGTAATATCTGTATTAGCAAACTCCTTTACAACCTTCATTGATGTGCTGGCCGCGTTTGTTACTGTTCCTGCGAATGTAGTTAGCTGAGTACTTCCGTTCTTTGCCCACCTAAAAGTTACACTTGTTGCTTGAGGTGCTGAACCACTAGCCCATCTCATTATTATTTTTATTACTCTTCCATCATAAGGAGCAATCCAGGTGTTATAATATTGGTTACTTGTTGTTTCAACAATATAGTTTGTTGGAATCCAATATACAGTGCTAGAGCTTGATGAGCTACTATGATAGAAACCACCATGATGAAAAGCAGGAACATATCCTTTTAACCCACCATCAGCCTTTACAACTCCATTAACATGTAGTTTTTCTGAAATGTTAGCTGCATCAAAACCAACTCCTACATTTCCACCTAATGGCTGTAAGGCTATGTTTCTTGCTGCGTTTGAGCTTTTTCTTGCTTGCATCCATAAATTATATGGACTTGAATTACTTAATCCTATTGCAAGTTCAGAATTTTCATTTTGAAAAATTTGACCACATGAAGCCCCAAAAGTTAAACTTGCAGCAGTTGTGCTTGGCGAATCCACATGCAGTGTGGCATTAGGAGATGTGGTTTGTATACCAACATTTCCTCCAGACTCAATACGCATTCTTTCTGTTCCGTTATTAGTTTGGAACGACATAAAACCTCCTGTAGTACTACCTCCTCTAAAGAATGCTATACTTGTATTTTCAGTGGTATTATAATATAAACCATGTCTAAACACTACTGTATTAGTAGCGGAGCTTTCTACAGCTGTACTTAAACGGAAAGTTGTTTCATTTGAATTTTGTATAGTGTGTGCTACAGAACCAACTGTGCCTTTTATTGTTACTGTAGCATCTGTGTTGTCTGTTCCTACTGATAAACTTCCATTTTGAATAGACACATCACCATTGTGCTCCAAACGTAATATATTATCAGTACTTCCACCGTCACTTCTAAACTCTAACGCCCTTTGAAACATTATTTGTGAGTTTCTAGTATCTCCGATTGAGTCGCTTTGAGCTAAGGTTATATATCCATTTTGCCCTGTTTCACCTACTATCAAATCTGTACTGGTTCTTATTGTACCAGTAACATCAAGTGGTTTACCAGGATTTGTATTTCGAATCCCAAAATTACCATTATTATCAACTACAGAATATATGGTCAATGCAGAAGCTGTCCCCCACTCTTGTATATTACTAGAATTAACTCCACCCCTTAATACTAAAGCTTTGGATTGACTTGACGTTATTTCGCAAGCTACACCACTTGCATCTATGTCTACTTGTGCATCAACATTAAGAGTGGTTCCATTATAAGTTAAATTAGAAACCCCTTCAATTGTTGTTGCGTCTGTCCATATAGCTAATTGGTTGTTTGCTGGAGTGCCTGTGTTAGATACATTACCACCTCCTGTGCCTGCGCCTATATCACTCAACACTTGAGATGCAGACCTATATTTTACCTCTCCATTTGAATCAGCTATTAAAAATTTTGAGCCCTGAGAAGTTAAATTACTTATAGTGTCTATTCTAACATTACCGCCTACATGAAATGTACTGTCTGGGCTAGTATTATTGATACCCACATACCCATTAGAGGCAAGAATAGTCATTCTTTCGGCATTAGAATAAGGAGAAGAAGTTCCTCTTGTTCTAAATTTTAAGTCATGAGATGTGTTTGATATAATGTTTGGCCCTACGCCTGCAGTGCTTCCCTCAAAATGTAAGCCTTGACTTCCCTGAAGACCTATAGCTCCACCCACATCAAATAAAAACGCAGGGTCTTGACTGCTTATACCAACGCGTCTACTATTGGTGTCGTCAAAAGTCATATAGATTTGAGGAGCGCCATCGCCTCCACTAGAACCCATAAAATGAGTCTTTCCTTTTGAGTTTTCTATATACCCTGTTGTTCCCGCATGGACAAGCCTAATGCCTGATACGGAGGATTCATTAGCCTTTACTACAAGAGCATTATAAACATTTAAGTCTTGCTCGGCATCAACCCTGGATTTGAATTTTATTGACATAAATTAAATTTATGCCACCTTGGTAATCAATACTTTAAAGTGTCCGTCTGTTACCGAAGCGGCGAATCCTACTTTTATTGTGTTTGTTGTTGCTCTCAACACGTCCACATGAACAGTATCATAAGTTATAGTGCTTCCGTCTCCATAAATATCATAGACTTGAACTATTACATCTCTTGAACCTAAGTTGTGTGTTACTGTATAAGTATTAGTAGCTTTTGTAACAGAGCTTTCACTAGCCTGTAATATAACCGCAAAATTAGTTGCGCTTACAAAAGCAGCTACACCAGCAGGAGTCACTGCTCTTGCAGTATCTGTTCCAGCTGCAGCCTCGGTGTTTGTTGCTAATTCAAGAGCACCTCTTTTTGTTGTGCTACCTTGAACAACATTAAACTCTAAATCGTTAGCAGCTGGGTTTGAAATTGTAACACCGCCATGCTCTGAAGTTGTGCTTAGGAATTCTACTTCTTCTCCACTTGTTACAGAAGCACCACCTGTGGTATTACTTCCATCAAGTTTTAAATTCCATCCACCATAGTTGTCTGCTGTTGCAGAACCTGTGTATCCTAAATCAGATAAAGTAAGGCTTCTTGTGGCTACACTTGCATTAGCATCTGTAACATGACCAAGAGTGTCTGTAGTAATATTGATATCTAAATCAGATATAACAACCGCTCCTGTAAGAGCTGTAGTGTCAATATCAATATCATCGCCAGGGTGAGTTGGGTGTTGGTAGTTATTGTATTCTGTACTTATAGGAATATTGTAATAAGTCGAACCGTCATTAGTAAACTCCCATCTATCATTTGACTCATTCCATCTTAATAACACATTTGTTGAACTACCTCTTTCTACTTCTAAACCTGCATTCTCAGTTGGAGTACCTGAAGCATTGCTATTAAGAGTAATAATGTTATCAGCAAGAGCAATAGTCTCAGTGTTTATTGTTGTAGATGTTCCAGAAACAACAAGGTTTGTTACTTTTAAAGTTTCTGTGCTTGGGTTATATTTTAATGTGCTATGAGAAAGCCCTTGTTGAGCACCAGATGCATTTGCTACAGAAGTAATAAATCTATCTGCGTTTGCCGTGTCAGCACTGATACCTTGAAGAACATCGCTATTTGTAGTGAATGTAAGGTTGTTCTGCATGTAAGTTTCAAGAACACTAACATCCATTTTCTTAACAACACCACCATCACTTATCATAAATTCATCCGTAGCAACTAATCCTGATGTTAAAGCTCCTTGACCAGAAATAATGTCATCATTTAACATGCTATGATGAACAGCTGCAGAAGCTATAGTTGTAGCTATAGATGTTGTTCCTGAGCCTGTAACATCACCAGTAAGTGCAATAGTTTCATTCCCATCTATATAATTAAAACTTGTAACAAAAGTATGTATTTGGTCTGCTGTAGCTAAAGCTGTACCCCCATCCGCAATAGCTGCTGTTTTTGCTCGAATAGTATCACTATTTATTTCTATCGTAGTGTCATCAACATTAACCTCAAGTGCTACAGAAAAATCTCCAGAAGAACTTGTCTCACTACCACTTGCAACACCTAGACCGCTGCCAGCCGTAACTGTAACAGACTCTATATCACCAGATGCAGATGACAAAGAAACCCAGTAGTTGCTTGAGCCACCATTATGGAACTTTAAAACATTTTCACTTGAATTATATATAATCCTACCTTCATATGTTGCTCCTGCTAAAGTTGGGTCGGAGGATACAACATGAACTTTTGCATTTCTAAGCTCTAGATTTTCTAGAGAAATATTGCTTAAATACTTAATTTCAGACATTTTTTATTATTAGTTTATAAAAGCTTTTCCAGCAAATGAACTAGCAAAGCTTATTGTTAAATTATTTACATCCGTGTGTTCTACTTTTCCTATTACTTGTGTTCCAGCTGTATCAACAATAGTTGCACTTGGAAATTTATTTAGGTTGTGATTAACACTCCAGGTGTTTGACGGAGTAGCTTGAGTAAATACAAAATTCTTATCAATACTATCTACATCATACGTTAGCAAAGATATTAAATAATCTGATTCAGATTCCAAGCCACCATTTCCACCTTGGTAGGTTAGAGTGACATCATAAAACAATGCGTTAAGGCTATTTATGTTTGCACTAGACCACTTATAAACACCAAAACTTGATGGGTTAGAAGCCAATCTAATCAAAACTATAGAACCCACAAGGGGTGTGTACATAGCCGACACATTTGTGTCTCCAGCATCAGTAACACTAATTTCTATATTTGATACTGAAGAATAAGAAACATTAGTGCCTGCATCAGTAGATAAAACAAAAGAACCTGAACTTCTTTCACTTGTTCTTTTAAATTTAAACCTTGTGCCTGTGCTTTCAATGGATGATGATGTATTTAAGAAAGCCGCTACATCAGATGCGGTAAAGTTTTTAGTTACAGTTCCATTTGAATCAGTACCAATCCATTTATCTTGTGCAGTTACAATAGTATCTATTGCGTATGTACTTATTCTAGCCATTTAATAAATTCTTTATGCAAAGATAAGATTTAATACAAAGCAATTATCTTAATTACTTTTTAAATAAGCTTGTTGCTTTTTCTGTTGTACGTCCTCCAAAATAAGCTAAAACAACAGCCATCATTACCTTTTCGAAAGTGTCATTCCACAAAGCGTTTATTTGAAATGGTATTGTTTCAACACTATCTAATATACCAGCCATTGAGAATATAGTTATACACCATATTAAAACCATTGGACGAACATTCTTAGACATCCATGAGTCTGACATAGAATCTGCTTGCCATCTTGAAGTTATTGATTCTATTTCTTTATTTTGTTGCTCATATATAAGCTGCTGTAGTTTGATTTTATCTTCATTAGAGACATCTGCTTTAGTTATTTCTGCAATAGCTTCTTTAGGTGAAGTTACCCCCTCTAAAACTTTGCCAAGTGTTGGGTTTATCATCCCCGCAGCTCCCAAAAGCAGTTTTCCCACCGTAGTGTCTTTGAATTTCTTTTTAGGTTTTGTGCTCATGATATATCATTTGAATTAATAAGAGTGTAAGTAAATGAGTTTCCCCAAACCTCTTTTGCATTATACATTATTGACATAAACTCTTCAAAGTCGTCGCTATTAGCCATGACCTGACATCCAGCAGACCACTTATCAACTCTTGTAGAACTTTTGCCAGCTTTATGAATATTTATTCCAAATATGCCGTTATCTAAGGTTTCTAAATCATAGACCTCATTAAGATTTTTATCTCTGTAAACAGTCATGGGTAATTTTTGTCCAAGTGCATTATACTTGCCCTGGTGTTTTCTGATTTTATGTGAGCCAGAATACTGACCTTCTTTTAATATGGCAACACCTTTTTTATTCATAATATTTTCAACCCAATACTTACCTGGGTCAGTTGTTGCTTTGAAGCAGTGAAAACACCACTCATCTTGTTCATCTTTATAAGAAACAGTTATACAGTCATCAAATTTATTAGTCACATTGTCTTCTGTTTCAGAATTTCTAACCCCAACAATATTTACGTTATATTGACCAGACTCAAACCATTTGTGGCCTAATCCCTTAACTGCATCTTTAATTTGCTTCATAGTAAAGCATACTCCACAACAAGCCATATTCTAATTTTTATTTTGTTGTTAAAACATGTAAAAGCCAAATCACTGTACTCATTGATAAAAACTTCATTAATCCCTTATCAAATTCAGTTACTTTTTTACTGTCTTTTACATTAACTACTTCAAATAAAGTGTCAGGATGAGCTCTGTCCCATGATGGTTTAGCTGGTGCACAGCTAGACGTTAAAAACAAAACAATTATCAACACTAATACTTTTTTCAAAATCTATTTTCTTTTTTTAAACTATTTATATCTGATTGTATTTCAGAAATACTTGAAGGAAATTCTAAATCCAACCCCGCTTTGTAAGACAACTCCTTTATACCATCTTTAAAAACTAAAACAGTTGGAGCCATTCTTATCCTGTACTTTTTTTTAGCGAGTGGCGCTAAAGCAACATCAACCCTGTGATATGTAACACCTTTTAAACCACTCCACTCTCTAAAACAATTGTCCTGGTTAAACTCAGCCCAGAACTCAATAACAACTATGCCTGAGTCAGAATCGTCATATTGGCTATTTTCTTTTATTTTTTCTTCAAAATCTGAATCTGTTATCCAGTATTTCTTTGGTACTACCTCATATTGTGTTTGTGCAAAAGAAGAAAAACTTAATAATAATAGTAAATATTTCATCATCTTCCTTTTTGCATCTCATATATTCTTTCGTCGAGCTTATCTAGTTTTTCTAGAATCATTTCAACATCTTCTTGAGTGTCCATTATTGTTTGGCGTATCAACTCATCTTTTAAATCATACTCAACTCTGTCTATTACAGGTTCAGGCTTTGTCATAGCTTCAGCTATGTCGGCCTGCAATGTATACCACATCCCTGATAAAGTTACAACAAAACCGACTATCATTCCTATGGTTTTAAAATCTAAGGTTACTTTAGTGTCTTCTGATATTTGAGGTGCTTTTTCGCTCATTACTTAAACATATAATTAATTCCAAATGTTGTTTGGAAAAGTTTACTATCCCACATTTTTGAGTATTCGCCCTCAGCAAAAACTCCTATATTTCTTCCCAGCTTCCAACCAAAACTTAATCCAGCAGAGTAATCTTCCCATTGTTCAAGTTTTGCGTCTTCAACCAATCCACCTAACCCCCAGTTATTTCTATTTAAATAAGAAACTGTTTCATCTCCTTTAAGGTATTTATGATGAGGAAGTATATAATTACCATAAGCATGTAGCCAGAAATTGTTTTTATAATGATAAAAATCAAATCCAATTATAGGAGCAATCTCACCAAAAGAATCAAGTTGACTCCACATCTCTCTATTATATCTATTCATTAGATTTCTAAAAACTGTTTCCCTAAACTCTAAATCAGAATCAGCAACTCTATTTCCTTGAGAGTCTATCCAATACCAATCAGAAGTCTCGTTCCCAAACTCGTCCTCAGATGTGTAGAATATATCGTCATAACCATATTCAAACCCAAGCTCATACCAATAGTTTACAGGAAAGCCATCTTCATCTAGTTCGTTTAGCCATATTTCAATTGGGTTATACCCATAAGGGCGTTCATGAGTACGGTAAATAGCACCCATAGATACCGAAAACTTTTTTCCAATAGGAACTCTAAGTCTTGCTTCAGCTGACATGTAGTTGAGGTTTATTCTACCAACCTCTCTAGATTCTGCTTTTATAATGTGATATTTTCCTGTGTGCTTTACAAAATATCTATGGTTTTTATATTTGATGCCTCTAAATCTTTCTTCTTCGAAATGGAACTGATATTCAAGTCCTATAACAGCAGAAGTTGGAGCAGTAAAAGCCAATTGACTTTCTGTTCCATCATAAAAATTCTTTGGTTTTCTTTCATAATCAAACCTTGCGAGTTTTCTTATTCCAAAACCTATTCTGTAATCGTAAGGGTATTCTGGTGTATTATCTTCTACAACTGGAACGCTGTAAAGTCCACCGTTGGGATTTGTTCGTACAAAATATAATGGCTCTGCTTCTTCTATTGAGTTAGAAATATCACCAGCAGCGTATACTGTACTATATTTAAATATTTTATCTAATATCTGTGCATTAAGTGTGGCGCTAAATAAAAGCACCAACCATAATAATTTTTTCATTTTACTTTTTCTTACCGCCGCCCCTAGCTCTGTTAGCCTTTTGTCTTTCTAATACCAAACGACTACCTTTGTGGGAGCAATCTAATTTGTCTCCTTTTTTCGATTTCTTGTTTTTTTTATTAAATAGATTGCATTCAACTCTTTTGCGCACTGCTTCTTTTTTCTTTTGAGCTTTTGCGCTTGACTTCCTATGCTTTATTCTTGCTTTAGGATTGTCTCGGTAATATCTTGCTGTTTTACTTAACATAGTTATTTACCGTATGGGAACATTCTGTTTAGGGTGTCTCTTCTTTCTCCACACCCACAAGGTTTTCCCATTTTCTTAGATATAGTGTCTGCAACCTTTTTTATTCCAGTTGCTTTAGTTAATCTCTCTACAGTATCTCCTAGACCCCTATCCATTATTATTTTTTCTTTTTTTTCTTCTTAACTACTTTTTTCTTCTTAGCCATTGGCTTAGATTTCTTTTTACTGTATGTTGCGCTTCCGTATGGCATAATTATTTTTTTAAATTATTTTTTCTTTTTTAGTTTTGCTAATTTCTTAAAATCAGCACCTGTTATCTTATCAAAAGGCGGAGCTAATTTAGCTATTTTCATTTGTTTTGCAGTAAGCTTTTTCTTTTTTGACTTCATTTTTCAAATTTAATAAAAATCTAAATACCTTTTACTAACAGTCACAGTTACATCCAGAGCTGTTTCTGGCTATCACACTTGCTCCCTTTTTGTTTTTTCCAGTTAAAAGACTCACAACATCTTTAGCGTTTGATGTCAATTTCTTTACATTTAAACTTTGAGCGTTTTTAATAATACTCGCTCCTAAAGGAATTACTTGTCCAAGTGTTGTATTTTGTATATTCTTTCTTAGTTTATTTACCTGTGATGCAGCACCTTGAACATCTTGTATTATTTCTCCAGCTTGAGTTTTACCACCTCTTTGTTGTCGTATTAAACCCCTTGCCTCTTGTCTTATAGATTCCTTTTCTTCTCTTGATTGAGCATTCCTTAGATTTTGTCTTCTATTTTTTCTTATATCTCTAATGTTCTGTCTTTTTTGTTTATCGCTCTTAATTTTTGGCATAAACAAAACGTCGGTGTTTATTATTTTCTTCTTTTCCTTGGCCATAACTTAATATTTTCCTCTTTTTGAACTTGGTGAAGACTTTGTAGAGCCGCCCTTACCAGCCCATAACTTTTTACAAGCCCAATATCTTGCCGTTAATTTATTTGTAGCTGATGAGCATTTATGCCTTGCTTTAAAAGACTTTCTTGCTGCGGCTGAATAATTATGACCATAGCCTTTTGCTCCAAAATGAATTAGCTTTTCTTTTCCATTAGCACAAGCTTTAACCATTTTCTTTTTTCCTGCTCTGTCGCTTGCTCTAACAACATTGCATTTCATTTTACTTTTGTCTGCCATTACGATATATCTATTATTTGATAAGTAATCCAAATAGTTACTTCTGTAGTTGCGGTGCCTGTTTCTGTAGGCGCATTTGATGAACTGGTGCTTTTAAATCTAACATCACCTACAATAGGGCCAGGGTCTGTACCTCCAGCCGCAACTATGGGCTTGTAAACAATATTTGATGTGTTATTTAATGAAGCAGCGGCTATAGGGTAGTTATAAGAGGTGTTGTTAGATATAGCTGGTTCTATTGTTAATGCGTCTGGGAAATTTAATTTATTTTGAGAAGTTTGATTGCTTGTTTTTATAATAACTGATACAACATCGGCAACTTCATTATCCGTAAGGTCTATTAGAACAACAGGACCTGTGTGGATTGTTCTTAATTGCGCTGTACTTACTGTTATCTTTTTAGTAACAAAGTTCCCTCCTGAGCCAATAAAAGACCTAAGTGCAGATACAGAGAAGTTTTTAGTTTTACCCTGGTCTTCTCCTGTTGTTCCGTCTGTGCCAATTACCTTGTCATTTATATCTATACCTGTATCGAGTATATATGTACTAATATTTGCCATAATTATCTTTTTGTATATTTTTTAGTTACTCTACCTGCTTTTGTGTTTGCAACTACAGTTTTTCCTTTTCTTCCAGCTCTTTTCTTTTTTCTTGCTGTTTTAGCTCTTTCAGCTTTAGTCATTGACTGAGCCTTTTTTAAAGGCAAACATCTATCTGGATTTTTTTTATTCTTGCTTGTGCCACATGCTCCTTTTATAGAACCATCTGTGCCAATTCTAACCCATTTTTCGTCACGCCATTTTTTAAGCTCACCCACTATTGACTTATTTTTTTAACAACTCCTTTTTTTGCTACATTCTTTGCAGCCAGTTTAAATAGCGCTTTTACACCTGTGCCTACTACATTAGCGGCATATGTCATAGCGGAGCCATCACCCAAAAGAGTAGGTCCAGTATTCTTAGCGGTTAAAGTAGAAGCATAAGAAGTAATAGCTTGTTCTCTTTGTTTATCTTCTTCTGTTTTCTTTCTTTTCAACGGAATCTTATTCTTATTAAACCTATTGAACGTGTTGAGCTTATCTATAGCTGTATTCTTAAAACCTATTTTATCGTAATCTGGCATATTTTATTTTTTAGCTTTTCTACCTTTTCTAGCTTTTCCTTTCACAGCGTCGTCAATATCACCTAGCTGATTACCAACTTCTTTTATAGCATTTGCTACATCTGCAAGTTCTTGAGCTGTGAGCTTATATCTTTTTTTAATTTCTTTTACAGTGGCTATAGCTTTTTCATCTATCGTTGTTTTGCTCCATAAAGCAGTCCACATGTCTTTAAAATATTGTTTTGTTAATTTCCACATAATTTGAATTATTTATTTTGTAATCTTTTTTGAGCTTTTTGCATTCTTCTTATAAAGCCCTTGGCTCTTCTTTCTGATATTTGTTTTTCTCTTGCAACCCCACTATTGTTCATAGTGTATAGCATGTAGCTTCCATCTGGCTGCTGCATAACCTCCTTAAATCTTTCAGTACCTCTTCCCCTTTTTGAGATTTTCATTTTTAATTTACTAGCTCCAATAGTGTTATCGTAATTAGTATCTGAAAAATGAATATCTATAGTTTTATTTTTAAACTTTTCAGTAGCCTTTTGATTTTTAATCTTCTGCTTTATTGTGCTATTTGACTGAAGAATAGATGGTGGTATTTTGTTCATTTTTTTATTTCTTTTTCTTTGACATAGATTTTATTAATCTATCAATCTTACCTGCTTGAGCTTTGTGCATAGCAGATGCTTTCTTTAACTGACTTGATATTTCTTTCAATTTTTTTGCGTCCATTATTTTTTCTTTTTCTTAGCTCCTTTAGCGTAATTAGGGTCTTTACAATATTTACTTGCAGCCATATTTGCATATGCAGAAGGATATGTGTCAAAGGTTCTTTTTGCCCAAGCTATACCAGCTGGGCAAATCTTATTACCTTTTTTCTTTTTTTCTTTTGCCATGATTAATCTCTTTCAAACGTAGTTTTTCTTCGTCTACTGTTTGTAGTTGTTGCTTTGCTTGTTCTAGGCATATATGTTTTTGGTGCGTTCATTTTGCTAGTAAGCTTTTCCGAACGCTCTAAAAATTTACCATACATGAAATTAGCCATCCCCTGAATATCAGTTCCAGCAGCTCCAATTTTTTTTCTGTATTTGTCTTTTCCAGCCTTATTCATTTTTCTATCTAAGACTCTTTGTGCTCTCTTATCAAGCCTCTTGTCTACTTTCTGAGCTCTTTTCATTAATCGAGCTTTCTTCTTTTCGCTCGTGTTCTCGTCGATTTTAGAAAGAATGTTTCTTGCCTTTATATCTCCCTTAGTGTCAAGGAATTTTGCTTTAGCATATCCCTTTTCCATTACGTCATAGGCTTTTGCTGTCGCTTTAGCTCCTCTATCCGCAGCCTTGAGAGAGGCTCTGTTTCCTGGATAAGGTCTGTTACCACCAACTCCGCTAAAGCTCCCACCACTTCTTTGACTCATTCTAACCTCAGGACCTTTCATTGGGTTTTTAATATCGTATTGAGAGCCTGGAGTGTTTCCACTTACGCTGTTATAAGATTGATATCCACTAGCAAAAGCATTAGAAGAGACTACTCCTCCCCCTTTTGGTCTGTTAACAAGTTTGCTTCCTTCATATGGAGTAAATTGACTTGATAAATATCTATATTGAATTCCCCTTCCTTTCATTTTTCCGAAGGGCTTGTTTACACCTGCAGTGTATGGTCTTAGTCTTTTTGGCAACTTAGTTGGCATAATGATGTTTTTTAAATTATAAGGCAAAGATACCAAAAAATGTTTTTCGTATTTTTGACCCAAATAATTAAATCTATGATAAAATCTTATAAAAGAAAAATTATTAAAAGACAACCTAGAGAAAGACAATATAATTTTTTAAAGTATTGGAGGGTTGTGAAATATTACATAAAAAGAAAATATAACATAAGTTCAATGGAGTTAGATATGTTGCTTTATTTGTATGACCTACCTTATTTCAGAAAAGAAGATTTTAATTATTACGGAAACACAATGTCTTGGGATAAAAGAAGGTTTTATGAAATGGTAAAAAAAGATTTAATAAAAGAATGGAGACCTGGAGGTGAGAAGTATGGAAGAGCAAAAATATGGGAGCTTACACATAAAGCAAAAACAATATGTTTGCTTACTTATAAAAAACTTATGAATGACGAGCCTATATCAGAAGAGCCTCGTTCTAACCCTATATTCAAAAAGACATCTTATGCTGATAAGATATATAAAAAGGTTATTGAAAAAATGAACGCATCTAATCTTCATTCTGATACATAAAAACTGCCTTTTTTAATAGAGAATAGTTTCTTATAGAGGTTATTTTTTTTAACTCTCTCATCTTCAGTGCGTTGCCTTTGTCTGTTAAAAAATCAATAGCTTCTATCGCTCTACTTATTAAATTTTCGTTTTTAATATCTAGATTAGCTTTTTTGATTGATGATTTTGTTTCTTCATTAAAGTACCAAGAAACAAGATATCTTGATGTGTGAAGTTTTTTTGCTACTTTTATTAGTGTAATCTTTTCTTTTTCAAGCCACATCTCTTCAATAACTTGGTCAATCTCTGAGCTAGTAGGTCTTTTTTTTGTCCCAATAATAGAGCCAACTATTTTCATTTTAGTTTTTCTATCAATCATTTTAGAGGGGTTGAATATTATTTTTCTTTTTCTCTTACAATAGGGCACCTTTTTCTTATTGTAAACTCTTGTGACCATAGCCTCAACCCTTAATGAGGTATATGTTCTAATTATGTGTCCAGAGTCTCTGTCTGATAGAATTTTAAATAAAGAGGTCATTAGAGATAGTTTAAATTCAGGGTTTAAATGAATAAACTTCTCTGCAATATATTCAAGTTCTGAAAAAGAATTTATCTTTCTTTTTGTTCTATATAAACTGTAAAAATCAACTCCTTCTGGAAAATACAGATAATCATCCCCTTTAAAAATAAAAGGGGTTTCCATTATTATTCTATGTGATTCATAATCAAATAGCGGTGTTAACATCATCCATTGTTACAACGACATCTTTTTCTCTAATAGCCTTAAGCTTAGTTCCTTTAATCCTCAGCTCAGAGCCTGATATCTTGTCAAAGTAAACAAATTGACCAGGCTTAACCTCTTTGACATCTTCGCCAACAGTTACTACCTGACCTATAACATATCTTATGTTATTATCTGATTTTTCAGTTATAATGAGTCCCAGTTCATTTTTTTGAACCACCTCATCATCTTTTACAATAATAAAACTACCAACTGCCTTCAACGCCTAATTTTTGTTTAGTTAGGACTTTTCCTTTTTCGTCTAATACAGTATAACCATTTGTAATCAAAAGGTTTGCTGCTTTTGTTTCTTTCCTTTTTTGAAGTCTATAAGATTCAAATATTTCATTCGATATAACCATAATTTTAATTTTTATTTATTCTCTTGTTTGAGACGACACATGATGTCGTCAGTATTATTGATGCAACTGATGCTGAGTTTAAAACAGCATTTTTAGTTACTTTAAAGGGGTCAATAATCCCCATTCTTATCATATTTCCAAACTTACCAGTTTTAACATCTAATCCATGTTTGATGGTTCTGTTTTCCATTTTACTTACAATATACTTGTGTTCTGTTGATTGCCCTGAGTTTTCTATGATTTTTTCCCAGGCACTCGGCAGAGACTCAATTAATATATTATAACCCCAAACAAAAGAATCAGAGTTGCTTCTCGGAGATTTTTTGGAAATTTTTCTATGTACGTCTAATAAGGCTACCCCTCCACCAGCAACAATACCTTCTTCTAAGGCTGCTTTTGTTGCATGGATGGAATCATCTACCCTATCTTTCTTCTCTTTCAGCTCAACTTCTGAGTTACCAGCAAGTTTTATGGTTGCTACACCACCAGCTAATTTAGATAATCTGTCTTGCAAGTGCCACTTATCGGTTTTATTGGCACTTAATCGTATTTCTTTATTTAACCACTCAATAACCTCATCTTTTTTCTTGTTTTCCGCCTCATCAAACACCAAAACGGTTTCTGTTGAGTTTGAAATCATCTGTCTACAGGTGCCAAGATAAGATGCATCAATATTTTGAGAAGAATCTCCTGACATTTCTGAAATCATTCTAGCTCCAGTCATCATACAAAGGTCTTCAAGTAGTTCAAATCTTTTTATACCTATACCTTCAGGTGTTAAAAAGTTAGCCGTAAGGTTTTTCTTGTTTATATTTTGTGCTATAAACAATTTTACCCTGTCGTCTAGGTCTGAAATGATTAAAAGTGGCTTTTTTTGCTTTATTGAGGCCTCAAACGCAAAATGAAGTCGTTCGTGCATGTCAATTTTCATGTCACTAATGACAATTAAGGGGTTTTGAAACTCTACTGACTTATTTCTAAGGTTGTTTATGCTAAATGGAGTACCATACCCTCTTTGTATTTTGGTTCCATTAGTTATTTCGGTATAATCCTCGCCTGTGGTGGACTCGTCCATTGTTACAACACCATCTTTACCTACTTTTATATAGGCATCTGCTATCATCTTACCAATATACTCATCTCCGTTAGCCGAAATAGTAGAAACTTGAAGTAATTTTTCGTCTGTCACTTCAGTTTTCATTTTTTCGAGTGTTTTTACCACCAATCTAGCGGCATGTTCTATACCTTCTTTAGCTTGAGTTACATTTTCAACGCTATTTATTTGGTCAAAACACTTATCTATCATGGATTTTGCTAAAACACAGGAAGTTGTAGTACCATCTCCTGCTTCCGACGCTGTTTTTTGTGAAGCTTGCTTTAAAATGCTACAGCCGAGGTTCTCTACTGGGTCTGAAAGCAATATACTATTAGCTACTGTTACCCCATCTTTTGTAATATGAGGGTTTCCAAACTGGTCTTCAATAATTACTGTCTTTCCTGAAGCACCTAAAGTAGAGGAAACAGCCTCTGCAAGGGTATCAATGCCTTTTTTTAGTTTTTTCCTGCCATCAGAACCAAAAACTATGTTTTTTTCAATCATTTATGTATTATTATATTAAATTTTTATTCTTTTCTTTTCTTCTTTTTATATAGGCATGTCGATTTTAGCCTCTTTTTTTTTAATAAGCTAAAAAACTGACGTATATCACCTGTAAATCAGCTTGTTTTGCGTGTCTTTGGCTTGTCACTTGCTTGTCGCTCAAGTTCATCAATCTTTTGCTGTAATTTTTGTATTAAATTCCTTGTCCCAGGTTGATGTTTGAGTCCAATAATTTCCTGCGCCAACTTTGTTGTCAATTTCGACATTTATACTATAGTTTGTTTTCCACATTAGAAAATCAATTTTAAAATAGGTGACCATATTAAATAAGAGATTGTAAATATACTCACCCAAACCAATACGACAGACCATTTTATCTTTTTCATATACAAATATACAAAAAAAAACAATGTGGCGCAAAAATGTAAACAACTAATCGTTAAAGAAGTCTTTTATGGCATTCATACCTCTTGTAATGATGTTTGGTCTTGTAGCGTTCTTTATTGGATTTTCAGTGTTTTGACCTTCCCATCTTCCCCCTCGGAACATTAAGTTTTCATTTGCTGGTGGAGGATTCATGCCGCCTTGATGCTTTAACCCAAAATCAAAACCTTGTCTATATACAATTGAGTCGTTTTTTGTGACTGGTTGGTTCGACCCCATATTTTGGTTTCTAATATTAGCAAACATTTTTATATTCTTGTATGTTGGCTGAGGTATTGAATCGTTTTTCTTTTTGTTTGGCATAACTTTATTTTTTACAAATATACTTAATTATCCGATGTAAATATGTGGCGCAATAATGTAAACTAATGATGACCTATTTATATTACTTTAACTGTTTTCAAAAATACGCCACGCATATGCTGAGGTTTTAGGTAATCTATATTTTTTACCTACACTATCGTTATGTAAATTGATTTATATATTATATGGGGGTTGTTTCTATCCGTTCATTACTCTATTTTTTTTAGCTTTTTTCTATACCTATGTCAATTTACAAATACTATCTATCTCGCTCGCTCGGCTTCGCCTCTCTCGCTTTGGCGGATACCTACGGTATCCTTTGGCACCCCTTCCTATACCCACCCCCTTCATCCCAATGGTAATGCTCGTATTCACAATCATTCGATAACCTATCCTATCCTTGTCTTTCACCTAAACATAATGTCACCACTTCAACTGTTGGTTTCACAACCTTATGTCACTAATAACCATAACTGTATGAAAGTCATCAGCTGTTGTCAGGACTTGCATATACTACTACACCCATTTTATTAATCGACAACTCTGTTATTGTCACTTGTTGGTATTCCTTTTTGGTTCATCAGATAGAGCTGTGATTGGTTAAGCCATACACACAATCAAATAAATAAATAGATAGATAGATAGATTTGTATGCAGTCCGAACAATCACTTCACTTGAATGCCTGAATTTCTATTATGGAATTGAATATTACTGCCGTTGGAATTTTATTTTATGTATTAAAAATCCCATACAAATTTACAAATGCTTACTTGGTATCCCCTTCGGTTGCTCAACCTTGAAAAATTTTTGATTAAAAATTTTATCGAAGCTTGGCAAGTTTTCAACCCAGCTTAAATTCTTTTAAAATTTTTTCGAAGCGGCTAAAGCCTTTCATGAAAATATTTGAAAACAATTGAAGTCTGGCCTCGGTTATATCAAGTAAGCATTTGTATTCGTTGGGTATTAATTTTTAAATATACATAAAATGAAAAATTCAAATTCAACAACAGTAACATTCAAAGCCACATTAGTGGAAATTCACGCTTCAGGTAAAGCAATTGTTTTATCGAACTGCAAACAAGGTAACACTAAATTATTTGATAGAGTGTATATGCCTAAATCACAATCACAACTCAGCATTGTTGATGCCAAAAAGAAATTGGTACAAGTAACAATTCCAGAGTGGTTGTTTGAAAAGAAAATGGATGCAGTAGCAGAAGAGCCAGTCTTGAACACACCTGATAGCGTGTTCAGTCAGTTAGGCTTCTTAGTTGCAACAGAAGAACGTGAATCCACAGTAGAAGAAGTGGTTGACCGTTTGGCTGAAGAAAGACCTGAATAGTATACAGGCAACCGATGCTCGTGAATACGGGCATTTGGTTTGTTCTTCGCTTGCTGGCAAAAGGGGAAATACACACCCAATGATGCGACGCAAATCATATAAAAAAGTAAGTCAATGTGTATGTTTAGTTAATATAAGTGAGTTTCCTTACTTCTCACTATCTGGCGCCTTCGTCTAATTGGTTTAGGACATCATCCTTTCACGATGCAAATGTAGGTTCGAATCCTACAGGCGCTACAAAATTTATAATTATGGCTACATATACACAAGCAATTATACTACAAGAAAACGAACAGGCTGACTGGATTATACACAGAGATGTGTTGATAAATCAACTGTTGGTTCTACAAGGTCGTATTGACTTTGCAGACTCTCAAGTCACAAGACTTGAAAATAAAATCAATAATCTAAAATTCAATTCACATGAAAACAATCACTAAAACTTTGCCTACAGGCATCACAACCGTTCAGAAAAAAAGTAGGAACGGTGCAATCACAATCACTATAGCTGATAGTACGACAACAGAAAATCTAAACCTCAACACATATATGAAAGTATTCATATCATTTATGTATTGGTTGTTTGTGTTTAGTAGTATGGCGCTACTATCACATATCATAAGTAGTTTTTCAACAACACAAATACTATTCACTTCGCCTGTTTGGTTATTTATTGGTGCGCTATATACAACAAGCTTTATACAATATTATCACACAATGAAAATATAATATTATGGAAAAATATATCAGAAAAGAATTAGAAAAACTGAACAAGAGTATAGTAGCTACACCTACAGAAGAATATCTAAATGAATTCGCAAAAGCAAACAACGGTAGTAATGACTTTTTGCTAATGCAATTAGCTAAGAACTATGGTTACAAGTTAGCCTTACTAAATCTACAAAACAAAATAGGGGCAGTCGAAAACCTTAAAGAGTAGACAACAATTAATAAACTCACACAATGAAAAACAATTTATTACTGGACACAATGCGAATCCAAACAGAATCGTACAAGTCCCACAGAATGGAATCATTCATCAAGAAGAAAGTCAGAAGTATGAAACTTGACTTCACAACAGACAACTATGGTAACATCTATGTTGCAAAAGGCGACGCAGATTTATATCCAACAATGGTATGCCATATTGATACTGTTCACGACATCAACAACAACATCGAACTTGTCAAAATTGACGACAAGCTACTTGCTATTGACAGAACAAACTGTAAAAGATATGGTATTGGTGGAGATGACAAAGTTGGCGTTTATATCACACTATCACTATTACAACACTATGATAACTTCAAAGCTGTCTTTTTCAAAGACGAAGAAGTTGGTTGCAAAGGTTCAAGTCAAGCTGACTTCAGTTTCTTTGCCGACAGCAACGTTGTGTTGGAATGTGATAGACGTGGTATTGATGATTTTGTGACAAGTATTTCTGGCACTAAACTATCAGACGAAAGCTTTCAAGAGTCAATAGAAAGTATACTAAAAAAATACAATCGTAAATGTTGTGCTGGTGGTATTACTGACGTTGGAGAAATAGCAGAAAAAACAAAAGTTCAAGTTGCTAATATGTCTTGTGGATATTACGACCCACACACAGACAATGAATACATTGTAATAAGTGAAGTAAATGCAACAAAACAAATGTGTATTGAAATATTTGACAAAGTAAATCAAGACGGTATCAGATATGAAATCGAGGGGAATCGCATATCATATTCACCAGCTATGTATGGAGCATATGGGCGTGGTTATGACTATTATGATGATTTCTACTATGACGGATACAGCAAAGATGCTTGGGATAATTCACAATCACAAAAATCTAATGTACACGACACAATTGGGACAAGTAAACTACAAACAGAGTGTCCTAACTGTGGTGCTCACGAAGTATGGTACGAAGAATATGATGACGTATGTTACTGTATGAACTGTCATACAAGTGTTGATGTTGAGTATGATGATTTCATTATAGATGAAAAACATATGGAAACCGTCGATATAGAAGAACTATATACTATTGAAGATACAATTATCGACAATGTTAATGCTGATATAGACGGTAACAGGTTTTATGAAGATGATAACAAACTTAAAAAATTATAATTATGCATAGTAAAATTGAAATATCAGTAGGAGATATTGTTCAACTAATAATAAAAAGTGGTTTGGACAAAAAATACTTCGGTAAAGGAGATGACAATGTAACTCTGTTGAATCGATTCACACTAAGAAGTAGAACATCTGTGTACAAATCAAACGAAATGTACAGAATGTTTTACACTAATTGGGGAAAAAATCACGATACACCTATAATGTGTATATTACCAAAAGAAAGATTATTAAGACTAATGATAGACTTAAAAAACTATATGATTGGAGAAAAATATATGCGTCAAACATTTATATACTATAAGAAATTTGCTGACGGTAGACCTATAGATGAGGATACTGCATCTGAAGTTACAGCAGAAAATACAAAGTATCAAGCACAAAAGCTATACTTGTATGACGCAAATAGAATTAACTTGTACGAAAACACCAATTTGTTTTATGAATCAAATAGTTTTAATGGTACAAGACTATTGTCAGCATCACTAACAGATAGAATATTAGGGTTTAGTAGAAACGATGATAATATATATTGGGTACAAGATGCTATACATCAAGCAGGAAAATACGCATATGATATAAATCACGATAGACATTTCACAATCACAGCAGACGGTACAATGACGTATACACCAAAACACAAACGTACTGTTATGAATAATAATCAGAAATGGATAAAGGATGCAAGACAAAATATCAAATACGGTAAAGGTATTCGTAAAATGCTACAACAAGCTAATATTTACTGTCCTGATAGTGCAATTGAAAAAATGTCAAATACAATAAAATCTTTATATGTCTTTGATTTTAAATTGGAAGTTGTTGAGGGTATGGATATTGCTTCTACATACAGCTATAAAAATCATAGTGAAAGTGTAAACATAGGTAGTCTAAGTAACTCTTGTATGAAACACATTGAATGTCAAGATTACTTTGAAATTTACACAGAAAATCCAGATAAAGTAAAAATGGTTAGGGCTTTAGATAATGACAATAAAACTGTAGCAAGAGCTATATTATGGTATACAGATGGAGGAGATATATTTATGGATAGAATATATGGTAGTGATATAGCTATTGCTAAATTTCAATCATATGCAAAAGAAAATGGTTGGTTACACAAAAACAAACAAAACTATCACGATTATCGTATGGTAAATAGTATTGGTGCTATTGTGGATAAAGAATTAACTGTTACACTACAAAACTCTGAAAACAGAAAGTATCCATATATGGACACTATGAAATATACTGATGACCTAAATGGAGATGAAATTCAACTATGTAATTCAAGTGGAGATATTACATTAGAATCAACTGAGGGTGGTCCACATGACGAAAATATGGTTACACTTCATGACGGAAATAGAGTTCACCAAGAAGACGCTGTTTGGGTTGAAAGTGAGGGAGATTATTATCACAATGACGATACAGTATATTCAGAATTACAAGACCAAGACATACTATATGAAACAGCTATTGAACTTCAAGGAGATGGATATGTAACTGAAGATTTTGATGATATGGCTATGGATGAAGACTCTGGAGACTACTATCATACAGATGAACTATATTATTCTGATTATGACGGATGTTGGTATCATAATGCATTCGAATGTCCTATCAAAGGGTTTGTAAGTGAAAGTAACACACAAACTTTTGAAATAGAGTATGAAGATGACAGTACTGAATGTTATGATATGCACGAAGACTGTACACAAGAAGAAATACAAGAATACGTTCAATCACAAACAAATTTAGAAGTAAGATATATAAATTAAAAATATGAAAAAATCAAAATGGATAGGCATAAAGACAAATGCAGTATTTATAATATTCAAAATAGCAAACATATTGCTATGGATAGTTATAATACTTGCAATATTTCTTTCGTGTGAGTAGAAAGATAGGGTAGTTAAGAACAAAGTTCAAACGCTACCCTACTTTCTTTTCTTTCATTCGTTGTTCACAATCATGCGACGATGCGACAAGCGACGATGCGACGATGCGACGAGAAAAAAATTGCAAAATATATGAATATAACAACAAAAACTTTAGGTTATCAACAAAAAAAATCGTAACTTAGTTAATAATTAATAAAAATATGGCAACAAAAGATTATTTACATTCAGACCTTATGGTCAATGAAAAAAACTCAAAAGTATTTGAAAAAACTTATGAAGTAATAGACAACATTGCAAATAAGCATACAGAAATTATGCGACATGCTTTTGGTATAGATAAAAAATATTCGGATGATTTATCAAAAGTTAATGCAATATTTTATTCCGATGAAATAATAGAATTAGTAAACTTTACAATTGAAAACTTTAAAAAATAGAAATTATGGGAAGATATTATAGTGGCGACATAGAAGGAAAATTTATGTTTGCAGTGCAAAGCAGTGATGCGGGAACAAGATTTGGTGCTTTTGAGTGCTCATCAGGTTACATAGAATATTGTGTAAACAGAGAAAGCTATAAAGATATAGTTAGGGTACTTGCATCAATAAAATCAAGAGGTCATGTAGATAAAGTAAAAAATATGTTTGAAAAAGTAAATGGCTACAATGACAAAATTATGGAAGAACATGGGGTGACAAGAAAAGACTTGTCAGAATATGCAGACTACAATCTTGGAGAGCAAATGAAAGTATGGTTTGACGAGAATGAAAATGAAGATTGTTTATATTTTAACGCAGAACTTTAATTGATATGAAACATTTTACAAACAACGGAAAAGAATACCTAAGACAATACGATGATGAAGATATCGATTATCAAGGTAGAAGTAAAGAACAATATAGTAGGAACTTGAAAGCAACAGTTTTTAGTTATGTGGGTATAATAATTATAATAGCAATACTCTTGCTTACCTCTTGCTCAACATCAAAACAAACTACTATGCGACCACCAACATTTAAACAATGGTGCGACCTGGAACCATATGAAAAAAACATAATTATTGACTATGTCAATGATGAGTTAGAAGATAAGTACAAAGTAATAAAGAAAATTAAATTTAATAAAAATGGCAGAAAAGAAATCAAAAAAATCTATTTTAATAGACAAGGTAGATGATGGGTTTAATTACTTTAATGGCTATCGCCTTGAAGAATTAAAAACAGATGATGTGTATTACATAGAGGCTTTTATGAAGTACATAGAGTTGCTTGAAAGCAAGATAACAAAATATAAAAAACAAAACTCTTGGACTCAAGTCCCACTAAAATAAAAAGATATGAATGAAACAATGTATAAAGTACACTTGTACTATGGTGGCGAAATGCCAAACAGAACAGTAACAACGCTATGCGAAAAGTCAGCACAAAACTATGTTGATAGTGCCGAGCATGGAGAAATAGAAACAATTAAATTAAGTAGACATGGGAATTAATGAAATATTGTCTTTGGAAAACAAAGCACTTAGAAAAGAGTTAACAGAACTCCTACAACTAACAAAAGAAAGTAGTAAGTTTCTTCATAATGTTTGGGAGGCAGAAAATAACTATGGAGAAAAAGAAGATGCTGAGTATGTAAAATTACTATGCGACGCACTCGATGAAAAAATATTTAAACTCAAAACACTTATGGAAGATGGAGACGAAAATGTCAGCTAAAAAATTTTTTACTGAAAATAAAAACAAAATACTTAAATTTTGTTGGAACTTTATAGAAAATTTAAGCCAAGAAAAAAAAAGAGTGATAGAAAACGATAAAATATATTATCGCAGGATTTGTATTTCAATTGACGACCAAAACAATTACGAAGCTTATGATACCTCAACAGATATTTATAGGCCGTTAAATATGCATGAAATAATAGAAATGAAAGTGTATGGTGTTGAAAGATTTTGCGACAACCTTTTTATAAAAAATTCAATAACAAGAATTAAAACAAACAGGGAATATATGCAAATAGCTATTGCTAAAAAAAATGAAAAAAACAAAGAGTATCATTACAAAATAGCTAATAAAGAAATAAAAGTTTTAAAAGAATTTAAATTAAAATTAGGATATCAACAAAATATAAATTAAATTTGTTAATAATTAAATATAGTAAGAATGAAAACAGATAAACTAAAAGCCTTATACCAAAAGTATGGTTTAAGCAAAGACGATGTGTTCAAGCATCAACATTACATAATCATCACAAGGTCTGGGATTGACAGAATCCAGGCAGTTGAAAAAATCACAATCACTTATGATGTGATAAATTGCGAACCAAATTACTGCGTTGTAAAAGCAAATGCAGATGCAAGTGGCAACACAATACAAACTTTTGGTTCAGCACTAAAAGGAACAAGTCATAGGGACGGAAATTGCAACACATGGTATGTAATGGAAATGGCAGAAAAAAGGGCAATGTCTCGTGCAGTGCTTAAGTTAACAGGATTTTACGAGTTGGGTGTCTTTTCTGAAGATGAAAGCGACGACTTTAAAAGAAAGGATGCGTCATGGAAAAAGTAGGGGATTACATAGTGGACTCAACTCCACATGGAATGACAGCTGGACAGCATTGGACATACAGAAATAGAGAAGAAGTTTTGGCAAAGCTTTCAAGCGATGAGCATTATTATGGGGACTATGGTGGTAAGTTTTTATCAAACTCTAACATTAGTCAGCTTATAAACAACCCAACGCAGTATTCTGAGCCAAGAGAAGATAGTGTTAATTTAATGTTTGGTAGAGCCTTTCACGAACTTATTATGTTTGGAAAAACTCAAAACGACAATTATATTGAAGCCTCTACAAGAAACACTAATAAGTACAAAGAAGCTTCAGCTGAGGCAGGTGGTTTAATTTTTCTTAAAAAAGAATGGGACGACCTAAATCTTTTAGTTGACACCTCTTTAAAGAACGAAACAGTAAAGCAGTTTTTAAACAACAAAAAATCTAAATATGAAGTCCCAAATTTTGGAACTATGGGACACACAGATAGCGATGTTTTATGGAAATGTAAAGCAGACATTGTTACAGAAGATTGTTTGATTGATATAAAAACATCAAGTTCGCTTGGAGGTTTTAAGTATAGCAGCAAGGCTTATAATTACGATAGTCAAGCCTTTATATACTCAACAATGTTTCAAAAGCCAATGAAGTTCCTTGTTATTGAAAAAGGAACAGGTTGTGTTGGTTTGTATGAAGTTTCTGATGATGCCTATGACAGAGGTAGAGAAAAGGTATCAAAAGCTGAAGAGAATTATTTAAAATATTTTGTTAATAAAAGTCACAGACTTGAAAATTTTACAGTCTATGGCGAGATTTAACAAAGACAGAAAGCTAAGTAGAATAGCTGAAACAATTGCATATGCAATAATTATAATCATTTTATTAATCTTAAATTAAATTTATGTCTACACTTATCAATGCGTCGATAAAGGCTTCAGAATTGAAGAAAATCGACAAGAAAAAAATCATTAAAGGAGAGAAAGATAGTTATATACCTATTACTATTTCTATTAATGATGAATCAAGATACGGGAAAAACGTATCAATTACTATTGCTCAAGACCAAGACGAGCGTCAAAACAAAGCACCAAAACATTACTTAGGTAATGGGTCTGTGATTTGGACAGACGGAAAAGTTGTAAAAGGGCAGAAGGATAACGAAGGCGGTGAGCCTTTTCAAACAGTAAGTCAAAACTCCATGAATAATGAAGTTATAGAAGACTTACCATTTTAATCTAATGGCTTGAATAAGGGGGGGTTTGTTAATATAAGGTTTCATAATCCTAAAGTTTTACCCCCCCTCAAGCTTAAATACAATACAATGAATAGAGAAGGACAATATAAAACCCTTGATATTATATCAGATATAATAGAAAGGCGGCATGACAAAGAAAAAGGGTATCTGTTTAGGGATACAAGGCGAAGAGAAGTTGCTGACTTAAGAAAAATGTTTTTTTATTTTGCTCAAAAATTTACAAGACTATCGCTACAAGCAATCGGAGATTATTCAAAGGTTAGGGGAAGGAATAGTCCCCATAATCACGCAACAATACTTTATAGTGTTAGGGTGGTTAAAGATATAGCTGACGTTGATAAGGATTTTAGAAAAGAATTACAAGAGCTAGAAAATGAAATAAAATTTTACGCTGACTACGAACAATATATGTTTGACGAAGCAAACATTTACAAAAAAAGAATTGTAAGAAAAATATATGAAGAAGAGGATTTAAACTTCTTGCTTAAATATAGTCAGATAACAGAAAACTTATATGAAAACAAAAACCTTGTTGATATATTGGCAGATAAAGTAAACGAGGTTGTAACATTAGATAGAATAAACAATGAAGGGATACATAAAACTACACAGGAGGATTCTGGATTGGGAGTGGTATAAAGACTCCAATACAAAAAATTTATTTATACATTTACTTTTAAATGCTTGTTACGACAATTGTCGTTTCATGGGAAGGCCTGTATCTAAAGGTGAATATATAACTTCGCTATCCAGGCTTTCTTCAGACCTCGACATACCTGTAAGACAAATAAGAACTGCGTTAAAGCGCCTTACAAAAACAGGTGAAATCGACACGCAAACGACTAACAAGTATACAAAGGTAACTATCTGTAACTATGATAGTTATCAAATAGAAAGTGCTGTACAAAAAAAGAAATCGACACGCAAACGACAAACAAAAGACAAGCCAAAGACAAACATAAATAAGAAAATAATAATACAAGAAAATAATAATAATATTTTTCTAAAAGAATGTCTTGATGGAATGTCGTGGAGAGAGGTTGTCTGTATGCAAAATCAAATATCGAACGATGGTCTTGAAAAAACATTGAAGATTTTTCACAATCATTTGACCATGACTGATGATGTAAAGATAACAATCAAAGATTATAAATCACACTTTGTAAATTGGCTAAAATATAACAAAGACCAAGCAAAAAACACAGGTAATTTTAAGTGGAAATGGAAAGGTCAAAGCCTTAAAACAGGTAGTGAAGATGAATTAAATAGAGATAAAAAAAACTACGACCAACCAGGGTTTGAATTTAAAATAATACAGAATGGATATTAACGGCTACGAAATAAAAGATTACAATGTATTCAAATTAGATACAAGAGCAAAGAAGTCTACATGTCCAAAGTGTAGTCATACAAGAAAAAAGAAAAGCCAAAAGTGCTTGATGTTGGATTGGGACAGGGGTCTTGGAACATGTCAACATTGTGGAGAGGTGTTACAGCTTCACACATATGAAAAAGCAAAAGACGACAACTATGTTATTCCTGTAATTGAAAAGACATATAAGCCAACAAATAATGTATTAGATTGGTTTGTTTCAAGAGGTATATCAAAAGAAACACTACAGTCTTGCGGTGTTACTGCGGGTGTTGAATATATGCCACAGGTAAGTAAAGAAGTTAAAGTTATAATGTTTAACTACATATACAACAATACGGTTGTTAATGTAAAGTATAGAGATTCACAAAAAAACTTTAAACTATATAAGGGCGCTAGAAAGATGTGTTACAATATGGATTCTATTATTGATTCTGACACTTGTATAGTAACTGAGGGTGAAATTGATTGCTTGTCTTTTGTTGAATGTGGTAGAAAGAATGTTGTTAGTGTGCCTAATGGCTTTACTGCAAACGGCCAAGTTAATTTAGATTATTTAAACGATTTCTATTATCACTTCGAGAGTAAGAAGAAGATATACATTTGTGTGGATTCAGATGAAGCAGGTGAAAACGGAAAGAAAGAATTAATAAGAAGATTCGGCTCAGAAAAAGTTTATTTATGCGACCTTAAAGACTGTAAGGATGCAAACGAATATTTACTTAAATATGGTAAGGATGCTTTGTTTAAAGTTATTGATGATGCGACGCCATGTCCAATAGAAAACGTATTAAGGGTTTCTGATATGGTTGGGGAACTTGATGATTTCTATAGAAATGGTGTAAAGAATGGCTTTAAAATAGGCTTAGATAGTTTTGATGGTATATTTTCAACATACACAAAGCAATTTATAGTTGTTACAGGTTTTCCAAGTAGCGGTAAGTCTGACTTTGTAGACCAAATGACAATAGGATACAATATGATGTATGATTGGAAAACTGCATACGCTTCAACAGAAAACTATCCACAATACCTACATGTAGATAAGTTAGTGAGGAAAATATACGGAAACACTCCAAAGTATGAAGAAACAAAGAAGAAAGATTGGAAGAAATGTGTTGAACACATTAATAAAAACTTTTTTTTTATTGACTATGAAGATGGGTTTGATTTAGATAAGGTTCTTAAAAAGGGAGAGGAATTAGTCAGAAGAGTGGGTATAAGGTGCCTTGTAATTGACCCTTACAACAAGATAAGGGATAAAAACAATTTAAACTTAAGCATTACAGACTACACAAACGCATACCTTAATAAAGTAGATACGTTTTGTAAAAAGAATGATGTGATATGCATAATTGTGGCACACCCAACTAAACCACAGAACGATAAGGGTAAGTTAATAGAGCCTACTTTTTATGATGTTAAAGGAGGTGGGGAATTTTATGACATGAGTCCGCATGGAATTCTGGTTCATAGAGATTATGAAAATGCGACAGTAAAAGTTAAAGTGCTGAAGGTTAAGTTTGCTAATCTAGGTGAAAACCAAGCACACACAGAACTTTCGTGGAATGTGAACAATGGTAGGTATACTGAGATGGACAACGGAAACGTGTCTTGGGATAACACTAATTGGATGGAGGATAAAAACAACCCTTATGAGGTTACAAAAACCTTAGATTTAGAATTTGAACAATTAAATATAAACAAATGAAAACAATTTTATTAGGAATTATGGTAACGGCTACAATTTATCACGCCGACCCCAAACAATGTAACGCCGATTATTTAACAACGGCATCACTAAAAACAATAAATTCACAATCACCTGGCTCACATAGGTGGATTGCTGTATCAAGAGACCTAGAAGAATACGGATTTGTATTCGGCGCTAAGGTTTGCGTTGAAGGAGCAGGGGATATGGATGGAGAATGGACTGTTGAGGATAGAATGAATAAGAGGTGGGTTAAAAGAATAGATTTTTTAGTGGATTACAAAATTAAAGGAGGTAAGTGGTCTAATGTGAAAATAAGATTAATAGATGACCTTAATTAGAAACAGTAAAGAAATAGTAAGGGCTATAGACTTTACAGGCGTTCAGAATGGAGCAATGCATCCTAGTGACATAGATGCTGTTTTAGAGTTTGATAATGATATATTAATTCTTATAGAGGTTAAGAAACAAGGAATAGATATACCTCTTGGACAGAGACTGTTGTTAGAAAGAATATCATCTTCATGGAGAACCAAAAAAAGTGTTGTCTTAAAAGTAGAATATGAGGATGTTTATGATGTGAACGACAATATACCATTAGACGCTTGTTACGTTACAGAATATTTTCACAGGTATCAATGGGGTAAAACAAAAAATAAATACAAATTAACATCTTTCCTAAACTATTTGGGAAGAAGATGGGATAATGAGAAATGTAAGTTTTGAAGGAAATAAACGAACAAATGTCAATATGCTTTAAAAACGGAGTAAAGGTTTACCCTGTTGTGTATGATAGAAATCATATGAAGGTAGAAGTTGATTATAATGGAAGAAAAAAACAAGGCTCTGAAACATATAATTGGAAAACAGAGCAAAAACAAATGCAAAACAAAATAATAGAAATTTATGAAGAAATTGCCAAAAGAATACAAGATAGGAGATAAGCTATATGCTTTCAATAAAAAAGAAGTAAGATTAACGTACTATGATTTTTTAAGTATGGAAGATGATGAGTTCTTAGAAAACATCGTATCAGCATTACATTTTGCTGTATATGTTTGTTGGGTAAAAGACATACCAACCGATGATTGTTTGTCAGATGAAGGAATCATTCACGAGCTAGTTCATTTACTTAAAGAAAACACAAAAAAGTATACAGACTTAGTTAAAGTTAGGAAAAATTTTAAAGAAAAATTGATTATCTAAAATATTATTAGTATATTTCCTAAAAATAAAGTTTAGGAAATGTTTGACTCAATAGTAGAATCAGTAAAAAACAAGTACACAGACAGGAGTATAAGGGGTATAGAAAAATACAACACTACTCTTGATGAAAACTCAACTGATAACTTTCTTCAGCATCTTCAAGAAGAGTTAATGGATGCAACTCTTTATATTGAAAAGCATCTTTCGGTCAAAGACCAAAAATTAGATATGGTAAAGCAATTCAATAAAACATTTTCTTTATTGACTTCAAAAAACCCTGTCTTAATATCAAAAGAAGAATCTGATTTAAGATACAATTTATTATTGGAAGAATTAAATGAATATAAAAAAGCCTCTTTTAACATGGACTTAGTTGAGGTTTCAGATGCTATAGTCGATATGATGTATGTGCTTTATGGTTTTGTGATAGCGCATGGATTGTCAGATGTTATTTTTGAAATGTTCGAAGAGGTTCATAAATCAAACATGAGTAAGCTTGAAAATGGAAAAGTTTTGAGAAGGAATGATGGTAAGGTGATGAAAGGGTCTGAGTATTTTAAACCAAACCTAAAACAATTTTTATGAAATGGAAGATGTAACAAAATTTACAGAAAAAATCCTTGGCTATAAGACTTGGAGTGACAAAAAAAAGATAGACGCAATACTTGAATATGATTGCAGTCTTTACACTAATCTTGGCTCAAACTCTAGTAAAAACGAAAGAAACGAAGCCAAAAAGAAATCAAGAGCTCTTTACAGAGCAATAAAGCAGATTGATAAATCTGACGGAGAAAAGCTTTTATGGCATATGGATAAAGAATAAAAATGGCACTATCATCTAGGCAAGCTTATCTTGAAAAAACATTTAATCGTATGCACGACAAACTAAACGACGCTTATGAACATGTTTTTGACGGAGAGTTTGAAGATGGAAAAAACACCATAAACTCCTTGATATATGACCTACGGCAAATGAAAAAATCAATGGAGCCATGAAGAAGAGATGTTATTTATCAGATGATGAAGCCAAGGCACTTGGCATAAGACCAAAAAAACCTCAACCAGGAAGAGTAAAGTTCAGAGTTTATCTTGACCAAGAACAACAATTAGAGCTAAACAAGATAAGGCATAGTGGGGTTTATGAGTATTGTAGGCAGAGGGGTATAGATTTTTCTTCGGTCAAAGAATATTGGGATAAAACAAAAGAATATTCTGTAAAAGTCAGACCCAATGTTATATCATATAATGATATTTCAAAAAGGATTATTAGTGAGATGGATAAACACTCTCCATCATACGCTCCAATCAAAAGAGATAAACAAACTAATCCACACCTGCTTGTTTTAGACCCAGCAGATGTTCATATTGGGAAGTTGGCTACAAGCTTTGAGACAGGAGAAGATTATAATCAACAAATAGCAGTTAAAAGAGTTAAACAAGGTATAAAAGGAATACTTAGTAAATCATCAGGATTTAATATAGAAAAAATATTATTAATTATCGGGAACGACATATTACATATAGATACACCGAGAAGAACCACTACAAGTGGTACACCACAAGACACCGATGGAATGTGGTATGAGAACTTTTTAAACGCTAAAAAGCTTTATGTTGATGTAATAGAAAGCCTGCTATCTGTGGCAGATGTTCATGTAACATACAATCCTTCTAATCACGATTACACAAACGGATTCTTTTTAGCAGATGTCATATCCTCTTGGTTTAGAAATTGTGAGAATGTATCGTTTGATGTAAGTATCAAGCATAGAAAATATTATAGTTATGGGCAAAACCTTATAGGGACAACACATGGAGATGGGGCTAAAATTCCAGACCTACCTCTACTTATGGCTGTCGAGGCTAATAAATTTTGGAGCAAGTGTAAGCATAGGTATGTGTACACGCACCATGTCCATCACAAAAACGCAAAAGATTACGCAGGGGTTACTGTGGAAAGCCTAAGAAGTCCAAGTGGGACAGATTCTTGGCATCATAGAAATGGATACCAACATAACCCTAAAGCTGTAGAAGGATTTTTACACCACCCAAAGTTTGGGCAGGTAGCTAGATTAACACATATTTTTTAAAATGGAAGAAAAAAACTGGTACATGTTATCTATGACATTTAGGTGGCCTCATCAAGGAATGATAGTTGGCTTTGAAACATTCGAAGCAACAGAAGAAGAGCCTTACAATACTGTAAAGATGCACTTTCTGTTAGTAACTATTAACTATGAGTTCGGCTGGGGTGATAGTCCTTATGAATAATTTCATATATTTGGTATGAACAAAGATTACTTTTGACACCCTAACTAACCATAAGTCTTTGGTTTTATTCTTTGTTACATTGTTTTCATTCATAAGAACCCTAAGCTCTGCCAAAATTGCTTAGGGTTTTTTCATTAAATTTGTTTATGGACTTTAGAAAAAAAATATTCGTAAACAAAGACCTTAGTGAAGCAGAGTTGATTTTCGTAAGAGACTCTTTAATTAACATAGATTTGAAGATATATTTAGATGATTCGTTTATATATATATCAGTTTATGAGAATGGAAATCTTGAGGTTGTAAGTGTAAAAGACGAATATGTTTATCTTGTTTCAAAAGAATTTTTTATAACAAACAAAATGGCTGTGGAATATTTAAGAAATAAAAGTAAAATAGAACAAGCTTTAAATGAGGTTTTGTATTGGAATGGAATAAATGATTTAAAAAAATATATTCCTGTTTCTTTAGATAATGGCAAAACTAAAAAGTATCTTGATACGGTTGTATATGCAGAAAACATTATCCAAGCTATAAAAAACTTAGATGATATGCATATTGATAATTATATGTATCTTGAGGATGTAGATGAATAAAAATGAGAAGATATAAAAAAGGAAGACAAATAACTCGCTCTAAAAAAACAAAAATAGACGGCATACAGTTTCAGTCGAAACTAGAATCTCATATGTATCTGCTTCTAAAAGCTAATAAAATTAAAGCTGGTTACGAATCTGAAAAGTTCACAATCATTGATTCATTTTTCTCAGACCATTCTTCTTACGAAAAAACCCCAACAAAAAAATATCTTCATGATAGGGGAAATAAAAAAATACTACCAATAACATACACTCCAGACTTTGTTGACACTCAAGTACCCCCAAGATATATAATAGAATGCAAAGGCAATCCAAATGAAAGATTTCCTTTGGTTTGGAAGTTGTTTAAAAGGTATATAAATCTAAAAGGATGGTGTACTGATTTATTTGTACCAAGAAATCAAAAGGACTGTCAAGAAGTTATTAATATAATAAAGGATAAATATTACCTTTGAAATTGCTTTAAGTATTTTTTTATCTCTTCCTCGTTATTTTGTCTTGGACCTTTAAGTAGCTGATAGGCATCATTTATTAATCCAGAATCCGAACCTCTATCTATTGTAGGCATCAGTGGGTCTTTTTTAGTTGTCTTAAACTCATTCTCTATAGCTCTCTGTAGGTAGTTACCTATTTTAATTAAATCGCCTTTAGGAACGCCTGGTAAGAAGTTTTCTCCAAGAGTTCTAAGGCTAACTAAAAACCCTATACTGCTTCTTAATTGTTTTGTTCTAGCTTCATTATTTCCACCTCCTACATATTGTGTTCTATTTCCGTATTCCCCTGTATAGATGTTTACTTCATTTTCAAAATACAAATCTAAAGCCTCTACAACCTTATTATATTGTTCTTCACCTATACCATACACTCCTGAAAAGTTTTCAAGTATCAACTCTCTTCTGCCGCCTTTAGTTTTTGCGTTTTCAATATCTTTACTTACAAAGTCATTGAAAAATTCATTACCCATCATTTCATTTAGCTTAACTAAAAGAGCACTTTCTCCAGCACTTGGAAGTGCGAATGGTTTTGTTGTCAACAATACATCACCAATAGCTGCAGACAAAACACTATAAGTATTACCAACCTTAAATTTGTTTTCATACTCTCTAGCATATTCTCCTATGTAATAAGAAAACCCTTCAATAGAAGCATACTCTCTACTAGCCATCTTGGATATAAAGTCAGCCTCAAGTGTTTCTTTTTGTCCTGGAGGTAAATCTCCAAATAAATCAGAGTATTCATTTGGACCTGATTCTAATAAGCCAGGCCTATCCTCAACAGGAAGCATATCCGCCCCAATAAGTTGAGTAACACCCCCACGTCTCCTAATATCATCATCAGACAAACCAAATCCTAATATACCAGCAGCAAAGCCCTTCATGGTAACTAAAGCGCTACCAAGCTTTACACTTTTAAAAGTCATAATTTCCTGAATTATTCCTTGTATAGCTGATTTAGCTTCTGATTTTTGACTTGGTGGAATGGTTGGGTCATTTAATATAGCTACTTGATTAGCAAAATTTGCTCTTGCGTTTGTAATAAACCTTTGAAAAGGTATAAATGCTCTTAATATGTTTTGACCTGTCTCTCCGTTATTATATATATCTGCTTCAGAAAACTTACCTGTTTGTCTCATGGTTTGAGCAACTAAAGCATCAGCTTCGTTTATTGCATCAGTATTTGGGTTTTCATTTTCTTTTTTCCACCACGCCGTCATGTCAACATTCTCAAGATTTTCCCCTTGCTTCACTCTTGCGTCTATGTAATGAGACTCAAAAGCTACATTAGCTGCAGCTCTATCTGCACTTGCTAAAAATATATCTAGAGAAAGCTCACTTCCTTTAGAAATATAATCTATAAAGTTGTTCAAAGTAGATACAGCTCCTACTTCTTTTATTATGGCGCCATCTTTGTCTTTTATGTTTAAAAAGTTTAAGTAATAGCTTGTTGGTATTTGTTGATTTTCGTCAAGTAGGAATTCTGCTTGAATAGCATTACGAAGTCCTGTTCTTGATTTTGAGTATATATTTGATAAATCACCCCTTCCAAACATGCTATTTTGCATATACTTACCAACAATAGTTCTAGCCTTTGTCCCGTTTGTTAAAGTAGAAAGACCTCCTGTAAACTTAAATGTTCCACTATTTAAATGGTTTTTAGCAAACTTAGATTTTAAGTAGGGAGCAGTACCACTAATAGCACTATAAAACTGAGATGGTCTTTGGTCTAACCTTGCGAGTGCTCTTGCCGCCCATGTGCTGTAAGCCGCTCTTATAACTTTAGGAATTATATACTTAGCGCCAGATGATACTTCAACTACATTATTGTTGCCTTGTGCCACAATATTATTAAAAATCTTTTCTCTTCCTTTAAAATAAGCTGCTAAAACATCATATTCTTTTTTACTGCTAAACAATTCTTGAAATCTAGGATTGTCCATTAGGTATTTTAAAGTAACAACATCCTGTCTTGCATTTATGTCAGTTAAAGCCCCATTCATTTTGTCAAAAACATTTTTTGCAAACATACCTGGGTTTAGTCTAAGGTCTTCTGAAAGGTTTTCTACAAACTCTATGGACATTAGGTTTGAAGCGTCATTTATGTTTGAACCTTCTCCACCGTCTTTAGACGACGTTCTTGAGCCAGATGAATCAAATCCTTTAAACAAAGGAATCGGAATATAACTTCCATCTACAAAAGGAACACTAGTTCCTCTGTCTTGGTTATCTAGTTTGCCTCCGAAATCAGTTATTCTTCGCAAGGCTAAATCTCCAGGCTGGAGAAGAGAAACCCGCTTAATAAAATTTATATCGGCTTCAGATGCATTTAATTCACTATAGCTATTTGCTGTTTCATATCCAAGAGCATCATAAACCCTTTTAAACATTTCATATTCTTTTTTATACTTTGCTTTATTTGTGCCAGAAGATGAATCAAACTCTTGTTTTCTTAACCTCAACTCTTGTGATAAAAGGCTTTTAAATCTACTAAACTCTAAATCAACTCCTTTTTCATTTGTTTTGCCAGACTTCCTAAATCCGCCTGCCAACATGTAAAGAGTATAGGAGTTTTCTAAATCATTTGGGTTTACAGACTTATTGCCTCCTGTTTCTGAGTTTTGTTTTATAACTAATTTTTCATATAAACTTAAAGCCTCTTTGTATTGTAAGTTTGTTGTTTGTCTGCTTTCGTCAACTTTTCTACTAACCCTTCTAAATAAGTCATAAAATTTACTTCCAACATATTTATCTCTAAACAATGTTTTTAGAATTATATCTCCTGTACCAAATCCAGTCTTAAAGCTTCCCACATTAAAACCTGCTGTAACAAATTTTTGAGACAAAGAATTAAGCTTTGCGTACATTTGCTCTACTGTAAGGTTTGCAATTTCGTCTTTTTTAAACCCTAGTGCTTGAAATATTTCTATTTTATCTGCTGACCTACCAGATATGTCTGTAGCAATTCTATGAGAGTCTAGTATAGACCTAACATGACCTAATTGTGGGTCTTTTCCTAGTTCAATATCACTAAAAAACTTAACAATATGTTTTTGCTGGTATTCAGGCAAAGAAGCCATGAAGTCTTCATTTATAGCAAACGATTCAATAATATTTACAATGTCGTCTATTGATTCTGTTTTATATTCGCCTAGAGTTTGTTTTTTACCAGAGTCTTCTTTTAGGTTGTCTTTTTTCTCTTGTTGCTCGTCTATTTTTTGCTGCAATAAAACATCTTCTTTTGTAACAGGTCTTTCAATACCCTCAGTTGTTAGCTCAACTTTAGGCTGTTCTAAATTTTCTCTTTGGTTGTCTGGCTTTTTCCCACCTTTTTCGTCAAGAGTTTTTGCGTTATATTGCTTCAACCTAAAAGACTCTATACTTGCTTGTATGTTGAAGTTATCCATTTCCTCCCTAGTCACATCAACCATGTACTTGGTTGGGTCTAAAACATTATATGAAGATGCTGGTAAAAAGGATTCTCTGTTGTTTCTAAGACCTGTCTCTAATTCATTTTTATACATCTCAGCAGCTCTTTGAATAACCATAGGGTCTGTTGAGCTGAGGTCAATAGAAAAATCATCCCCCTTACCCTCTTGTACAGCTTTATCTTTTTCCTCGTTCACAATCATATTCATAGCCTTGTCAAAATACTCTTGCTGTGTTTTACTGTTCAATAAATGAAAACCTAATTCAGAAGGGTTTCTCGCAAGAATACTTCTTAATGACTCTTGTAATTTAGGTATATTATCGAGTGCAACCTGTTTTTCAGTATTGGTTTTGTCAGAGTTTAATATTTTATGAGACTCTTCTAGCCTAATAATAAGCTCCAAATAAGCCGCTTTATCAGATTCACTCATGTTGTCTACGAGCTCTTGCTTTGCATTTTCTATATCCATCAACTCTTCCTGATATTTGCTTCTCATCCGAAGAGCTGAATTATAAGAGTCATTTCCCTCTAATGGTGTTCCATTTTTTTCAGCATCTTGTTCTATTACAGCAACATCAACATCAGCTTTAAGGTAGTTTTCAACTACTTGTCTTTCAGAGTCTAGTTTTATGTTCCCTTTTATAGTACTATCAACAACTCCTCTAATTTTTTTATTCATGCCAAAAGTCGCAAACTTTTGCATAGCAGTAGAAGAAAAAACAGATATCAAACCTGTATTAACCATAAGGTCGTTAAGTTTTTTCTGGTCATACTCTTCTAGACCCCACATTACATTTATGGTGTAGTTATTTAGTGCTATTATTTCTTCTTCTATAATTTCATTTCGTAAAGCTTTCCCATCAACACCAAACATTTTCTTGAAACCATCCATTCTTGATTTTACAGCAACCTTTTCAAAACTTTCAGCTAATTTTCTTGCGTTTTCAAGGTTTTTGGCACCACTAAAATTTTTAGCTCCAGACATACTTTTAAAATATCTATATGTAAAAAGCCTTGTCATTATTGTCTCTTGTGCTGCTTTTGAAAAAGCTATGCCTCTGGCTTCCCATTCTCCAACCGATAGTATTTTCTTTTGGCTTTCTGTTAGCTCTGCTCCCCTATCTAATGCATCTTGCGCCGCCATTTTTAATCTATCAAACTCTGTTTTCGATGCTCCATAAGAACTTGTTCCTGTTACAGTAAGCCCAAGTGCTGGATTCACTGCAAAAGCAGCAAAGTAGGGTATGGATTGAGAAAATGGTTGATTCACTAAAGCCAACATTTCACCAAAACTATCCGCATCTTTTATTTGCTTATCGTATAAAGGCAACGCCGATTCTTTAAGCATTAAAACTTCTTGAGGAGATATCAGTCCTGGGGTCGTTGGAAGGCCATACATTCCAAAAACCACTGAATCTGCTGTTGTTTTATCAAACCCAATCATTTGTAGTGCATCTGAAAACAGAACACCAGTGTTTGCCCCAATATCTAAAACACCAATACCTACACCTTGAACTAAGTCTTCTACCCACTCATATGCTATATTAGCATTTGCTAAGGCTTGGCCTGCTGTACCTTTAAGCCCCCCTGTAGAGTCGTAGGCCTCGTTTCTATCCTGTAGTTTTAAAGCTCCTGAAATATAAGGAGCTAAAACGCCATAAGCATCACTATTTGGGTCTACTTCAATTTTTATTTTACCCTTCATAATATCATGAAGTCCTTGTGGGTCTGTAACTATATTTTGAAAACTATTTGCAGAAGAAGGAAGTCCATTTATCAATATACCATCTGATGGCATATCTCCCAAATCTAAACCAGCTCTAACGGCATACATCATGCCTACGCTGTCATTTAAATCAAAACCCTTATAAGTGCCTGACAAAGCCAAAGCAGAACCCATAAATTTAGAAGCTATGTCTTTTTTTTCTTTTATCGCCACAAGCATATCATCTAAATATTTATATGCTTGTTTTACTGCAAAAATATTGTTATCTGGGTCGTATGACTCAAATAAAGAAGCTGTTTCTTTTTTGATTTCGGTAGTTACGGCTTCTCCAGAAGCACGATATACGTTTTTAAATTTTGACCTTACATTTTGAGACGCTATATTGAATATATTTTGTTCCTGCGCTATTGCATCATCATAAACTTGTTGTAAGCTTGCTTTAGCAGATATGATGCCAAGCTCTACACTTCTTGAGTCTATAAGGCCGTCTTTCATAAATGTGTCAACACTAACACCAAGAGACCCTGCTAGATTTTCTAAATCAACTAATTCAGGCGTTACAAATCTTTCAGTCTCCTGAAAAATATCTATAATTATATTGTTAGAGTTAGAAAACCTATCAGCCATGTTTTGAACAAGGTTTGGATTACCTACAACATTTCCATCATCGTCATATCCAAGTAAAAAGTTTTTAAATTGCTTGAACCTGTTATCTACCAAATCCTCTACTCCACCATCATTAATATAATTTAATCTTTGTTTTTTAAGGTTGGGGTATAGTTCAATAATCTGCTCTCTTCCGTCAGGAGTTTTTATTTTTAACTGATTAGATGTGCCAACAGCTTGAGAAACCTCGTATTGATATGGCGTAAGAAGTTTTTTTAATTCTCTTTCCGCATCTCTTTCATTCATTTCAAAAACCTCTTTAGGAATTTGATTTACTATCGTGGAAAGATATCTTGTTTCACTTAAATAACCCCCAATACCTTTTATCTCTATTTCTTTTTTCCAAGAGTCAAAATCATATAGATTTATTTCGTCTGTATTGGTGTTACTAGCGTTATTTAAATCTTCTTCACTGAGATTTATTGTATTTGGCGCCGATGAAGAGCTTCCATCTGTAGATGTGGAAGGTGAGTCCGAATCTGTAGACTGAACATTTGGTTGGCTCTGTAGAACCTGTTGTGCAGTCTGGTTTTGATTTTTTTTTTCAATGGCGTTTTGGTCTATCCAAGTGTTGTAGACACTATCCACCTCTGATGGAGATGGCAGTTGGTTTGCAAATCCATTGTAAACATGCCACTTTCTTATAAAGGTTTTTAAGTCGCTTCTTTTTGCGTATTGGTAAAGAAGTTTTTCATCATATTTTTTACCTGCCTTATCAAGTTTAGACTTAAAATAATTAACCACTTTATCAACAACAATAGGCGGGTCTGTTGGGTTAGTTTGATTCTGAGAATCATTTTCGACCACAGCTGTATTTGTTGTAACATCAGAAGATTCTGTATTGATATCTGGTGTTGTTGTTTGTTCGTTCACAATCATCTTATAGTGCGTTGTTTTTCTTATCTTTAATATATGTAATTATAGCATCGACATAAGCGCTATTGCCAAAGGTAGAGCTTTTTGCAGTAGGCCCAGTAAACCCTAAACCTCGCATTTTAGCGTCAAAACCTGGAACATTAGCATATAAATTTTGATATAATCTTTGAATCTTAGAATCTTCTAAAACAGAAACAGATTCACTTACGACTTGTTGTTTTGAGTTTGTAGAGTATCCTGAAGAGGCAGCGTTTTGACCACCAGATGTTTGATTCCAATCCGCTTCAGTCTCTGCAACTATAACATCACCAGTAACGAATATTCTAGAATTACCAGTTCCAGATGGGTCTTCAGAGAAGCCTACTCCTCTTATTTTATCCAGTTTTTTGTTGTAAAGGTCAGAAATAAGCATATTTTCACTTAAGACTTCCTGGAACTCATTACCTATGTTAATACTACCATACTCATTTGTTGGTTTAAATACTGTTGCGGCAACTTGATTATTAAACCCTCTCGTAGTAAAACCATTTGTATTCCTTTCTTGCAATATTTGAGTGGTAAGGCTTGTGTTATTGGCGTTTTGTGCTTCTGTTAATGAAATCATGGTGTTAATATTATCAAAGTCTGTTGTAGTTGTTTGACCATTCTTTGTATAAACTGAAGCTAAAACGCTTAAGGATTCGTCACCTTTAGGTTTTTTTGCTTTTAATATATCTCTTATTTTGAAATCAGAAAGCTTTATGTTAAACGCATTAAGCATTTTCTTTCTTAGTATAGCTCCCACAATAGACCTCTGGTCGTCTGTAATCTCTTCGTTATTATACGCATCCAACTGAATTATAGTTGGGTCTATTATATTGCCGCTTGAATCTGTATTAGTTAAAGTAATGCCATCACCATTTTTATCATAAAATTGAGGTATTTTTGTTACAACTCCAGTAGATTGGTCTGTATACTCTGTCTCTCCAAATAAATCATTAATTTGACTTTGGTCTTTCATACCACCAAAACCTTCATCTCCAATCGCCCTTGCATTATAATATTCAGATAGAATAGAAATAACTTTTTTATCATCCTGTAGAACAGCATTAATATCTGTTTCTATCATATCAGCCACCTGAATTAATCTTGATGGAGCTATAACTCTTGTGTATATTTGAGTATTTCCTCCTTGTGCAGTTATTGTTTGTTGACTTGTAAATGGAGGAGGGCTTCCAGCAGGTTGTCCTGGCACTAAATCAACTGCTTGACTTTGACCTATTGCATTTGTTGATTCCTTAACATAATCATTAACATCAAACTGCATAAATAAATCAGGCGTATTGCTCATTTCGTTTATACTTGTCAATCGAGTTTGAACTTCTTCTACCCCAGTGTTTGTATTAAGAAAATTAGATGTTTTTCTATAATGAAGTTTTCCGTCAATCATTTCAGTGCCCATTGTTTGGTATTGTGGCACCTGTGTATAACCTTTTGATGCGTCATTGGGGTCGACTGGAATTTTTATATACCTTGGGACTAAATTTTGCTCAGTAAACCAACCTCTTAAATACTTTGCTCTCGAATAATCGTTTACTTTTCCGTTTAATATTTCTTTGTCCATCTCATCAACTTTTGTTTTGATGATAGTGGACGCATTTGCTAACTGTGAGGCTTGTGATGTGTAGTTATTTACGCGCGCAGTTGCTACGCCTCTATTAGTTCGACCAAGTATATTGGCTGTATGAGCATCACTAGCAGCTTGTCTTAAGTCATTTGCACCCTGTTGATAAAGCTTGTCTATCTCAGAAACACCAGTAGCCTCTATTTCAGCGGCTTGTTCTGCCAAAGCCTGAAGCTCTTCACTTCTTTGCTGTCTTACTTGTTGTCTAATATTGATAACCTGCATCTTCCCTTGAAGATATAGATTTGCAACATCTGAAAACCCCCCTAAAATTGGCTTTGAATATATTCCCCCTGAGTATCCCATATTATATTAATTAAACAAGCTTCCTATTTTACTACCAATACCTGAAAAGAACTGAGCAAATTTACCATCTTTAAAATCAGGTCTGTTGTCTTTTACTAGTTGTTTAAGACCTGCTGTACCACTTGCATTGTAGACCTCAGTAAGCTTATCCTTACCTACGCCAAATTTAGATGCTTTTTTACTTAATCTAAGGGCTTTAGGGTCTGTAAAGCCTGCCTCAGCCTGTGCGGCTTCTTGAGCCACACCAGCACTAACAGCTGTTGTTGCAAAATCCTTTACAGCTGCGCTTTGCATTTCAGCCCCAGCCTGCATTTGTCCCATAGCCATTTGACGTTTCGCCATGTTTCTCGCCTCCAGTATATCTCTGTTTTTTACTTCTTGTTCCATTCGCATTACGTCAAAATCAGACTCTTTCTGAAGAATTGAATCAAAAACTTTTGTTTGTTGGTCAAAAGCCTGACCTTGTGCTGAACCCAACATAGCCATAGCTTGAGCAGCATCCATAGTTCCAGCAACATCTACAGCATTAGACATGCTTTGATTTATACCCTGTATTGCTGTTCTTTCGGCTGCTAAAGAAGGTTTTAGGTTTTCTGCTAAATTAGTTAACTCAACATCCCTTATACCAGCAAGCATATCTGAGGCTTGCCTTTTCATCTTACCTCCTTGTATAAATTGATTAACGGAGCCTAAACCTCCAGTTACCAATCCCATTGTTGTTAAAAATGCCATTTTTTTCTTCTATATATAGTTATACAAATATACGAATTTTAGATGTAACTCTTAAATACCTCACTATTCGCACCAAACAACTCTACAAAATCTGTATTATTGTTTATTAATTTTACTTTTGCATGATAACCCCTCAATCCAAAAGACTCTGCTTCTGCGTTTTTGACAACAAAAAGAAAATCTCCTACACCTGGGTCATTATCGGTTGAAGCTACTGTTATAACATTGTCAACATAGCTATCTATAGTACCAATAAGCTGCGTAGAGCCACTATTAAAATAAAGCTCATCGCCTCCGAGACCATCGGCATTATTTGCCTGGACTTGATTTGGTATGTTATCTGTTAACGCAAATTGATTTGCAGCTGGTTCGCTTTGTAAGTTACCTAAACCAACTACAGACAATTTATTGAAGTTTAATCTATCAGTTTCATATCTTCTAATATACCCATACCTCATGCCTTCTTTTTCCTCAAACAATAAATTAGAGTTGGTTCCTATTCTACCTGATTCAAGTTCAGATGTTATTTCTGCAAACCAACCATTAGAGTTTGACTCTAAATTAACTGTTTTAAATAATTTAATTTCCGAAGGGTTTTTGTTTGCTGAATAAGTAACATCACACCCATAAGAAATACCGTAAAAACTAGTTCTTGTTTCGTTTTCGTCATGAATATACAACTCTCCACCTTTGAATGTATAAAAATTAGCACCCAGTCTTTCCATCCATTCTGGTTCATATGAATGAAAAGAAGTCCATACGTTATAAACTTCATCAAATGTTATTGTTCTATTTCCTAATTTTAAACTCATATTATTAGTCGTCTATTATTATTGGCCAACTTTGACCATCTGGTGTATATCCTAGCGTGTTAAGTGCGTGTGTCATCCAATATAGATAGTAATATTGCCATTGGTCAAATCTATCAGTTGTGGAGCCTGGCTTAAATGGAGCAGTAGCATCATTGCTTGTACTGTCTTCAATATCATACTCAAAAACAAACGTAGGCGTGCTTCCTGTCATCAAATCACTTAATCCATTTGTTCCTGTGTAGTTTGAAGCAGTACCGCCTTCAACAGCCTGCAAAAACGCTTTAAATGGATAGTCTGGGTTTCCTGAATTATCCTCTACTTGAAAAACAACTCCCCTATAAAAAGATGAATTAGAGGTGTTTAAAGAGGTAACTCTTGACCTTATATCAGCCATATCTGTGTTATAATTATTTGTTCTAGCGTCATTATTAAAACTACCGCTAGTTCTAGAATCGTGATAACCAGCACTCGCTTCGTCTTGGAAAACCATTACTATAACATTAGCTGCATCTGAAGGAAACGAGTTGTGTGTGTTCGTGGCTATGAAATCATTAACGTCATTATCACCAATAGCAGCAAAAGTTCTCTCATTTGTCCACCCCCCAGTAGCTCCATAAACAATAGTTACCTTAGCATCGTATTCATCACTACCATTAGTAGCTGTGTTTGTGTTACCGCTTGATTCAGTCCCTCCTGTTGCGTAAAGGTCCTGAAGAGTGGATTTTAAGGCTCCAGCTCTCATTGTTTGGAGCTCTGCCTCTGTGTTATTCATAGAGCCAGAATCATCAAAATATATGTAAATATATGTATCTACTGTAATTGCAAGGGCTTCCGTTGTTACAGTGGCTTCTGCAGTACAAGCTCCACCCCTACTTACGATATAAGTAAAGCTGTCATTTAAACTGTTACCCGAGGTATGTGTATATGTAATAGTGTTATTAGCATTAACTACAGCTGTTCCATTTGTTGGTTGTGTTCCTATTGTAATAGTGAATGGTGAAGGAATTGTGTCGTTAGCTACTACATTAATTACACTACTTCCACCATTAGCAATTCCTGTCACAGTATCATTAACTAAAACGGGAAGATTATCAATATAGTTCCACACTAAATACAATTTTTGACTTGTATTAGTTCTGTTAAATGTAAATGTTGCAATGTTTTCCTCTTCTGTGGAAGTTGTAGTGGTTGTAACTGCTGGATATGTGGCCTGGTCTACTACGTTTTGAACTGTTAAACTGGCCTCAGAAACAAGATATCCCAAACTATTACACTCATTAAAATCTCCAGTGTGAACTCCTATTTGTTTCAATGAGGAAATAGTAACCGTATCTCCATTGTCTGGTATAACATCTCCTCCCATAAATCCAGATATAGTCTCAAACCTTGTTAATTCATCAAAATCAAATACATCTAATTCAGAATTATAATTATTCCCGTTACTTCCATTATGCTTATATCTATTTATAATTGTTTCACTCGCTTCTTGTGAATCATTAACAACAATAAGAACTATTTCAAGCGTTTCTGGAACTGGACAAACATGAGTTATTGTTGCAGTAACCACCCCTACAGGCGTTATTTGTACGGTGGCTAAATTTGTTGTCTCTAAATCACTAGATGTTACAGGAAATGTAACAGTTCCTGTTCCAGTCAAACCTGTGCTACCATAGGTATTTCCGTTGTACACAATAGAAATTGATATAGTTCCTGTTGTGCTGTAACCTACAGTTGCAGTTCCTGGGAATTGACCTACATTTAAACTATATGTAAATGTTCCAGCAAGTGTTTTTGTGAATACAGAAGCACAATCAAGTTCAAGTGGTTCTGATGGCATCTGAACGCTACTCATTGATAACACATACTGATGATATTTAGGGTCAAATCCACCTATGTTAAAATTATTTTTATTATTGTAAAGATTTTCTTTAAAGAAAGATTTCATTCCAATATAAGATATCGGTGTTATTCCATCTCCTCCCAATCTTAAAACAGTACCTCTATTTGCGTCTGAGAAATACATTTTACCTTCATAAAAGCCAAAAGATTCTGGATTTAAAGAAATACCGTATTCTCCAGAAAAAGGAACGTCTTGCCCTAAAACTTGTTCTATTTGAGATAAGCTACCAGTTCCGTCAGGACTTGTAAGTATATTTTTTCCATACAAGACCTTTGAAACTCTGTCTTCTTGAAAAACTATTAAATCAGATTCCCTTGCAAAAAGCTTTTGTATAGAACCATATTTCATGTCCATGTACTTTGTTATACCTCTACTTGAATTAAACTCATTTAGTGTATTATATCCGCTGTTTTCATTAAACGGCCCACTATATATAAGCTTATTAGTATCCTCTTTTCTTTCATATCCCTCAACTATAGCTATATTTGGTCTTGATTTTATATCAAAAGAAGGCAAAAACCTATCGTCTTTGACCCTGACTGATTCTACCCCATTACCAAAACTAAAGCAATTACCAAATCCTAGTTTAGAAATAGCAGGTAATGTAGATGTTTGGTCTTGCTCATTTCCTTTGTGAAGGCCATTTTCAATCAAAAAAGTTTCTTCTGTTTCGTAATAAATATCGTTATCTATATCATCTGGCTCTGTTTCAAAAATTCCTAATGTGGTAACTAAAACAAGATTTAAATTACATGTTAATCTAGAGGATTCAAAAGTTGCAGTCCCTTCTGTAGCCTGAACTCTCATAACCCATCTTCCTGCCATTGACGAATTAGATTTTGCTATGACTAACTTGAAGCCTTCATTTTCATCATTTAGAGAAGGAACTCTAAACCTAATAGATGTGGCTGTATCATAACCACTCATAGCATAGTCTTCTGTTTTTGTGAAATTTGTTTCGCTATCAAAAAATAACTGAAGAGCGTTTCTTGTTGGTGTACTTACATACTCATTATTAGAAGTCCATTCTTTGAAATAATTAAAATTAGGACTACCATCACTTTCACTATAAACCAACTCCAATTTTATTTGAGTCCCTGGTGTTATAGCAATATCAGACCACTCTATAGGGCTTACTCCAGGTGCGCTAGTTTTTTTTTGAAGAAGACCTTCATCTAATTGACCAGAATTCCCCAATATTAACAAGCCCAAAGCACTACTACTTCCTTTTGGAATCCAGATTGTATTAGTACCAGACCCACCACCTCTACCAAATCTCCTGCTTGATGAGTAATTAATAAAGTTATCTGGGTTAAAATCTAAAGTGAATCCATTGGGTCTTATTTTTACAAATGTTCCTGCTAATTCCACTAATGGGTCACCTGAACTATCTGCATTTCCATTAATCCACCCTTGACCTGCAGCCACCTCGTCTGTAGCGTTTTTGGTTGTAATTTCAAGAATTTTTGTTTTCACTTCTTGTTGTAGCGGACCGTTATCATCAGCCTTTACAATTAAGTTTTTTCCAACTTCTAATTTTCCTAAATTAGCTCCTTGTAAAAGTATCCATCTGTAGATTTGGTCTTCGTAAAATATGGTTGCATATAAATTATAATGAAGTCCCTTGTTTACCTTTACAAACCATTTATACCTATCAGCCCAATATGGAGGATTATTAAAAAGTTTAATTCTTAGTTTATTAATATTTACAGAATTTGCTATTGGCACAAAAACCTCACTTATAGACTCACCTAAAGATTCTTTTGGAAGCAGTATACTTGAATACCTACCATGTGAATCTAAATAACAAAGCCCAACTTCAAAACTTCTATTAGATTTTAAAGATACATTACTTACTGTATCTTTTATTCTAAGATTTGAACCATCTTCAAGTGTAAATACTTCGTTTATATCTGTCTGAAAAGCTGGGTCATCATTATCTGTTGCGTCTGCTGGTGTATCGTCTGTTGTGTGAACATTAACAGGCATCAGTAAGGTAAAAGTTGTTGATGTTGATGAATCTAAAGTAACTGAACCATAAACAAGATTTAATGGGTTTGGTGGGGGTGTGGTTATAACAACACTTTGAAAAATACCAGTCATTGACGCTATACAGTCTATAAACTCCGATGACGCTACTAGTTCAGTAACATTTGCATAATCCTGACCTATAACAAAGGCGGACTCGATAAGAGCAGAGCCATTAAAATAATCATCAGGCGCTGTTCCAGCTTCTGCAGATTCCAATTTTAAAATAAATGTTATTGTTTTATCTTGTAATAAATCAACACCTGATAAATCAAAGGTTATTTTTGTGTCGCTGGCGGATAATGTTCCAACAAGCTCATCTCCTTCCTGTGACACAGAATCTAAAGAAACATCGTATGATATTTTTATTTTATCGTTTGAACCCTCAGTTTCAACCACGTCGTATTGACTTGTGGTGTTTGCAAAAACAATTCTATCGTTAATAAAGTCTTGTGCTTTTGCGGTTAAAGGAACATTGTCAAATATTCTAAAAACCTCATCTTTTGGGAGTGTTTTAAATATTTTTTTATTAGTAAACTCATATGTCTCATTAGTGTCATCTAGTATAGAGCTCTCTTTTTTGTTAATACTATCAATAATAAATATTGAACTATCCGTAGAGTATTTAAACAAAAGCTGAACATCTGTAACTCTTTTATCCCCACTATTATAAGTTACTTTATAACCATTAAATATATTATCCATGCCTTTGTTTTCCATGGACGTAAAATCAATTTGAAAGTTTTTTGGAGTGAACTGAAAGTAGGAAAAAGAAGATGGTGCAGAATAACCACCATCTAGGTATCTATATCTATATCCAAAAGCAAAAAATTGCTCTTTCACAGCGTTTTCTGTTGAATTCAAACTATTAAAAGGTTTTACAACAGGAGCTTGTCTTGGGGGTTTTTTATATAAAGAAATATCATCTTCTATAAAATTACTTATACCATAACCCTTAGCTCTTTTTATATCAACCATTCTTGGTGGGTTTAACCCATCAGTAAATAATAAAAGTTTTGATTTTTTTGATGCATTATAAACAACATTAAATCCTGTAATTTTATAATTTGAATCAAAATTTAAAACCTGACTATCACCTGTTCTCTCATCAGCCAAAACAGTTGATGTTATGTCGTTTATCGCATCATACTCAAATATGTAAGAATATCCAACATTGTTTACTACTGCCCAATATATTTTTTCTTCTGCCTCGTCTGATACAGAACCAATACACTTTGGGTTTTGTGCTACAGGTATGTTTGTTAGCTGAACATTTCCCCTTTCATTTTCAATAGCCCCAGCATCACTAGAAGCGGTATTGAGTACTCTGATATTTCTAGCGTCTAGAAACTCTCCACTTTTAACAAGACGTTCATCGACGTCTTTGTTCATTTTACCTGTATTAAAAAAATTCTGTATTTTCATACTACTTTATCCACTTATCTCTTCCTCTTAATATCTGAGTTAGTTCGTTTAATTTAATAGAATTGAGTCTAATTTTTGTGTTTCTTAATGAAGCTAAAGCTTGTTTTTGAGCTCTTCTTACAATAAACTCTTGAACACCAAATTTTTGTTTCAGTATATTTGAAACGATATAATCATACATAAAGGTTTCAGCAAGTTTATGAACTTTTATTTCATTATCAGCCAAGCCATACATACCGTCTGAAACGTATTCTATCAAAATATTCTTACCAGTTAAATCAGAACTAAAAAGAATTAAACCTTGGTTTTTATCAAGAACATAGCTTCCATTATTATTTTTTGAAGCTGTGTCCATACCAAAATTTTGACCTAGTAGATTTCTAGAAGGCATTTTTTTAGCATCACCAGGCTGGTTTGCCCAGTTTGTCTCAATTACAGGAGTACCTGTAAGAGCATCATCATTATTGTCTAAAAGTATGTTTTTCTGAGCAGTGTTGTCTTGAAGATAACTTGTAGGAGTTGCTGTGTTATAATTAGTCACAATAGGATGGGTTAAACCATCATCTCCAACATATGAAACCTTAACACAACTAACAAAGTCGTGTGGTAGATGCATTTTTAGGTTATCTGGCAATTCAGCCTCAAAACCTTTTACCTCTCTTAATGCATCATAATGAATTTCTTGTAAACCTCTTTTTGCATGAAATACAACTTCATTTCTATCTATCTTATTTATAACCTTATTGTCGCCTACATAAGACAGCATAAAATTATTTATTATATCAGATAAGAGTAAATACTGATATGTACCCCAGTTTTCACTTAATGGCAAGTTGCCATCATTTTGATAATATTCTCTATGGTCTATGTGTCTTCCTATAACTGGCATGCTTTATGAGTTTTCTTTTGTAAATTCTACTTGCTCTTGCTGCGCTGTTACTTGTACAACATCAGCCTCTCTAATACTTAATCCTGCATATTTGCAAATTTTCACAACTCATTCTGTTTCATCTTCTCCTGATATTTCAAAATTTGTTGAGCTATCTGCATTGTAAACAGGGTCCGAGTTAATAGTGTTATAACCCCAGTGTGGGTCGACTGGTCTTCGAATATAGTTTGCCTGAATATTAGATTGTATCGACAAAGGTCTTACATATATGGTATTAGCACTACGAACATAGATTGGATATGTAACGGTCGGCTGAGTAATATTGCTGTTCACAATCATATCAAACTTGTGTGGTCTAACAGGTTGAACTACAGCGCCGCCACCCATAGTTGTGCTAGAACCAAAACCACCTTGATAAGTGATGTTAATTAATTTATATAAATCAGTTGGTAAGTCAAAATAATCTTGCTCTTCACCAACGCTTGGACTCGCAAGTCCCACATCACGATATGCTAAGTTTGCGTTTGAATAAAACTTATCAATTTTGTTTTGTATGTGCTGAACTGTATCCCCGTAGTTTGCTGCTTTTCTTCTATTGTTTTGCATAAAAACAGCCTTTGAATACTCTGTAAAATAAGATTCAAATATTTCAAGCTGTGCTTGTTTTGCAAAAAAATCAAACTCTGAAGGAGATACATATCCTCTGTTATCTTTATTTAGCAAAAACATAACAGTATTCCTTACACTATTAATCATAGGATATATTTTTTACAAAAGTACAAAAAAAGAGGTCGCAATTTGCAACCTCTCTCCCTTCACGATGCATACAATCTAATTATAGACTGTTAGTAATCTTTTGTAAAACATCAAGTCCTTCGTCTGTCTTAAAATACATACCTAAAGCACTATATACGTTTTCTCCAAATGGAGCCATAATTACTTTCTTTTTTCTATCTTTATTCCAAACAACTGTTCTGTTGTCTGATTTAATGTGAAGAATACCCATTTCAACAGCTTTTGCAGCTATATTTCTTAGTTTAAGATTCTCATCATTAACTAAACTCATGAATTCAGTAGGGTTTTTCTTTGCATACAATATCATATCTCTTCTCAATTCTGATGATGTTAGATTTGAAGCTGATGATGATAAGCAAACTCTAGCTATTGCTTCTAAGTCATTTATATCTAAATTTTTAGCAGCTATTTGAGAGTCTAATGTTGTATACATTTCCTCAACTTCTTTTGACGCATTTGCCTCCTTGTCTAATTCAAAAAAAGTTTTATTATATTCGGGGTGAATGAATAAAAACTTTTGAAGATTAACATTGAAATCAGGAACAATTAAAGTTCCATTTTCAAAAACAATAGGCTCCATAGTAGCTACACCGTCTTGCTCGTCCTGGAATGGACTAAGTTGGTTTGTAGCATACCTTAGTGCTCTATTTAGGTTTCCGTCAAAATATGTTAAAGGTTTTCTTGAAGTGTGTTTTACAGCTATCATAAGCCGTATTGGTGATTTATTTCCTTTTAAAATAAATACTCTTTCTTTTTGTTCTAAGTTTGGTAGTATAGAGTTATATCCAAACGCATTTTTTGCAGTTTTTGTTGCCATTATATTATGTATTAGATTAAATTAAAAAAAAGGGGAGGAGAAAACCCCTCCCCATTTATTATTACTTCATTAATAAGAAGTTGTTAGCTCCCATCGTACACAGAGCACGCTCTGATAAGAAGTGAACTTCCATTTTGTCGTCACCGCTTGTTGCAGCTCCTCCAGCAGAACCAACTACCCAAGACTTGTATTTTCTGTCTTCAGTAGGAGAAACTCTATATCTTACATGTAAGAAAGGTCTCTTAGCGTTCTCTCCAAGAACTTGGTCATAAACTGTAACAGAACCAGCAGGTACAACGATACCGTCAATTCCTCCAATGTTACCACGAGTAGTAGCATCATTTAAGTATTTCCAGTCAGACTTGTAAAAGTCATATCCGATACGGAAACCAGAGAACCCAAGGTTCAAGGCCATATCTTCGTCGTTGTCAAACAATCCGTAAGAAGCAGTTGATGCTCCAGAATTGTTTTGTGCAGCTAATACTTTGTCTACGTCAAAAGATGTAGCTCTATTCACGAACATAACGTTCTCTTGAATAGCTCCTTCTTTATCAAGAACCTTAGCGATATCTTCTAAATCTTCTCTGTCTGAGATAGTTCCAGTTGATACGTTTCCGCCATTTTCTACTTCGTAGAAAAGACCTTTTGTACCTTTGTAACCAGCTGTTGCAGCTCCAGAACCAGACGCAGCAGGCTCACCTTCAATCATTGAAGTTTCAAGGTAATCCTCAAATCTTAGTCTAGTTTCACTTTCTGATTTTAAATACCATAAGTATCCAGAAGCTCCGCCTTCAGTAGTTACTTCAACCCATCCAACATGTGCCATTTCAGAACCTGATACCTCATACTTATCTTTGATGATAATTGGGTTGTTCTCTTTAGCTTCAAAATCAGCTTCTAAAGAACCATCCATTCCACTAGTTCCTTTTTTAAATTCAGAACCAAATACAAAGATAGTTACAGCATCATTGTCATCAAAAGGACCATTTCCATCAGTACCAGCCTGGTTTACTAAGTCTAAAGATGCATATGTTTTTACTGTAATACTGTCAGCAGCTACAGCTGTAATTAAAGCTTTAGCTTGACTTCCAGTTTTAGAGATGATAATTGTTTGGTTTACACGAAGACTGTGAGCAGTTAATCCGTCGATGTCGCCAGCGCCGTTAATAGTACCAGAGTCTTGTATGTGTAATCTTCCTTGCTCGCTCCATTTGATTAAATCAGAAGAAGAAGGAATTTCAGCACCTACCATACGCAAGAAAGAAGCTACAGAACGATTTCCGTAACGCTCAAACTCTTGCTCATATAAGTCTGGCAAGTATTGCTGTGCAAATGTGTAATCTGCATTAGAAAGGTAGTTGCTGTTTTGCAAAGCCTTTCCTGGTGCAGGAGTTAAGGAAGTGCTGCCACTGATTTGAGCGCCTGCGCTTCCTTGGAAATTAATTGATTGTGCCATTTTGTTTTTTTTTAGCGTTTATTATTTTTTTCTAATTTTCAGTCCAGAACCAAAATTACCAGAATCCTGTAAGACTCTAAATTTAGTTCCAGGTTTTGACGAATCAACATTAGAACGCACATTCATATCAATATTTTTACCATCTTTAACTACTTCATTTACCGCATCAGATTTACCTTGTTCATAAAAGAACTTAGCATATGCCTCTGGGTTCATAGCCATATTCAAAGCTGTATGATACTTCTTAGCGTCCTTTATATAGCCGTTATCATCTAAAAACTTATTAATAAAGTTGGTTAAATCTGATTGATTTTTAGCAACTTTATTTAAATCTTTAGGCTTATAACTAAATGTTTTTTCTCCAATATTAAATTCAAAACCTTCGAACTTATCAGAAAAAACTTCAGACGTTTTCTTTTGAAAGACTTCTCTTTGTTTAAGTTGCGTCTCTTGCTCTTTTTGCGTATCGTCGTTGTATTTATTATAAAACTCAACAGCTTCTTTTACATTTTCAGGTAAATCCTCCAAACTTGACTCAAGCGGGGCTTTGTATTTTTCCTGCGTTTGCTTAAAAAACTCTTTTGCTTTATAAAGCTCTTGTTTTCGCTCAAGATTTTTTCTTTTAATATCTTTTTGCGTATCTATTCCTTCTTCAACGGCAAACTTTTCTTCTATAAGATAAGCTATATCAGTGTCGTCTAATTCTGGATTAGATTGCTTATAATATTCTCTAAGTATAGTCGACTCCTCATATTCAGAGAAATCTTCATTTGCTTTTACAAAATCCTTCAACCCTCTTTTGGTTTCTGATTTATATTGCAAATACTTCTCTACCTCTTCAGGTAAATCTTGAGCTTTTTTTTCTTTATTTGAAAGAACGTTATCTAATTCCTCAATCCCTAAACTATATTTATTAGTTAAGAATTCAGCAATTACATCTTCTTTTGAGATAGAAACCTCTGGTTGCTCTTCAACTTCTTCAACTACTTCAGCTTCTTTCCCTGAAACCTCGTCTGCCTTTTCTTCTATAGCATCATTGGATTCAATATCTTTATTTTCTTCAACAACCTCTTCCTGAGTATTGTCTTTTTCTTCTTTTACCTCTTCTGTTTTTTCAACAGGTGGTTTTGATAAGTCGACTTTGTAATCAACTTCTTGATTTTCTTGATTCATAATTAATTAAATTTAAATTTATAATGCAAAATTAAGTAAAAAACCTATACATTTTATTGACCACCTTGCCCCAGCATACTCATGATTTGTTCAGGAGAAGGCGCTGCTTGTTCTTGAGGCATTTCTTGTTGACTCATAATAGAAGCTTGTTGCTCTTGGCGAACTGGAAAAGGAGGTTGAGGTGCTATACCGCTTATTTGTGGCATATTCCCACCTAATGATTGTAGGTTTGAAACCATATTTTTATTTTCTTTTTCTTCAAAATCCGTAGCAGGAAGATTTTCTTTTCTTTGTTTTATCATCCTACTTTGTTGAGTGGCTTGTTTTTCGGTTCTTTTGTCTTTTCTATCTTCTTTGAATTCTTCTCTATTTTTTATGACATCCGATTCAAGCCTCTTTAATTCCATATCGAACCCATGCTTTATTTTTAAAAGCTCTGCTTCAACTTGAAGTTTAGCCTGCATTTTTTGTAAATCTAACTCAGCCTTCATTTGGGCCATTTGTTGTTCAGATTGAAGTTTAAATTGTTCTTCTTGCATTCTAGCTTGAGAAGCTGCTTGTGCAGATTTTGCATTTGCTTGAGATTGTATTTCTGCTACTTTTTGTTGCTTATCTAAATCTGCAGTTTCTTTTTTGATTTTTCTTAGTTTCAAAAGAGAGTTTGCTAATGTCAAGTCCTTAATAGTTCTAATATCAATAGCATCTTCAAGACCTATTAATCCAGCTGAAATAGATTGCTGTATGTTTTGTTCAAGTTGTTGCTTTTCTTCTTCATCTGGCTCTATTTCTATATAAATACCAAAATCGTGTAAATGTAGCATCTGAATATCTGCAATAATTTCAAAATTATTCTTACCAATCATTTTCGCAAAATCATCAGAAAAATCAGAATATTGAAGTATGTCTGATATTCTATAAGACATAGCTTCTGCAAGTCTTTTTGTAATTTGTATTCCAGATAAAACAACATGTCTTGTGGCTGTATTACTGTTTAAAGCAGCCATTTTTTGAATACCAACTAAAGCTCTTGAGTCTGGACTACTTCCATCTCTTGCTTCATTTATACCAGTAACGGCTCTTATCATGTTTAATTGGTAATTATACATATTAATAAGACTTGCTATTTTAGCATTTGAGCCACTACTTGTAAGTTCTTGTATTGGAACTCTTGCATTATTAAAATCTCCATCCTCAGTATAACTTCTACCTATAACACTACCTGTCTGAAAGTACATTGATAGCGCTTCCGATGGGTTATAAGAAGCTCCATTTCCTAAATCAACACTATTTAAACCATCGGCATCTATAAAAACCCCGTCTGGTATCATTTTAGCAACTACTTGTTGTAGTTTTAAATGCGTTAATTGTATTTGGTCGGCAAAAGGTATCATTCTTTTAACTAGAGAATCAATATTTCCTTTTGATAGCTTTATAGCTGACACGATGTATGGGGGAATTGTTCTTTGAAATGCAGACTTAGGTCTAACCATATTGTTCATTACATTCCACTTAAGCAGAGTATTTGTACCTAAAACTAAAACTCCCTCATACCAAACATCGATTCTTCTAGAAACTTTTTTAAATCTTTCTTGTTGTTCTTCTGATGGGTTAAACTGAGAGTCTTTTTTTATTGCTTTTTGACCACCGTTATCGTTGTCTTTTATTTTGTAAGTAACTTCTTTGTCTGTTTTGTAACAAAAATAAAGCAAAGAAACATTTGACTTGTCTAAGCCGCTTTGTGTTGTTAGGTTTTGAGTACTTCTGTATCCGTTAAACCTACTTGCCATTTTAGATATTTCTTCAATTTCTTCTTGTGTAAGTCCAGGATTAATTTTTTTTATTTCAGTAACATGTACTGATTTTACTTCACCATAATAATAACAATTATTGAAGTTAGGGTCATCTGTAGGAGAGTAGACAAAATTAACTGGGTCTACATACTCCACTCTGACTCCGTTGTGTACATCAAAACAATGCTTTACAGCCGATATACCTAAAACAACATTATCCTCATCAATTCTTCTTTTTATTTCATCATAGTTGTTGAGTTCAAATACAGATTTTATAGCAGCTTCTTCTGCAACCTCAACACCTTGTTTGTATTTTAGTTGCATATATAAATCCAACTCCTCAGAATTTTCTGGTAGTTGTTCTTCTGGATAATTGAAAGCATCAACACCAGTTGTATCCTTGATTTCTTTAAGTATTGGTCTAGCAACCATGTCAGCTATAACATCTTGCTTAAAAGTTTCTCTTTCCATAGAGGAAATTGAGTCTATAGCTTCTACTTTTACATCAAGCAACCTATTTGATATGCCGTTTACAACAACATCAACAAACTTAGGTATGATAGGTACAGGAGTCCAATCTAAATTAAGATAAGACAAGTCACCATTTATAGCTAATTCATTTTTATACTTTTCTACTGGTTGCTCTCCTCTTGCGTAAAGTCTTCTTTTTAGGTATTCAGAGCGTAGTTCTCCATATCTGCTTCCACCATAATCTCTGGAAAACCATTCTGACTCAATAGCTTGACCAACTCTCAACCCATACTCGTATGAATCTTTTTCTTGGTCTGGAGCAAATTGATTAGGGAAACCGCCACCTGAACTGAATTTCGGCTTATTTATCATATTTATTTAATAATTTCACTAACAAAACCTTTGTTACTGTATTTCGCAAAGTTAAGATTTATTTGATTACGTTTTTCTTCACCTTTATTTTTAGTTGATTGATTTGCCATTATAGCAAAGCCTGAGCTCACCGTTGCATCAAACCTAGTTCTATTAGTGATATCGTAGTTAGCCCAATCCAACAAAGTTCTGTTAAAAAACATATTACCACAACTTCCAAAGTCAGCGCTTGCTTCATCTTTTAAAACTCCAACATGTGATTCTATGTAACTTTCAATGTTCTCTGCATGAACAGAAATCACAGCGCTTGATGAAGGTATCCCGCCAAGTTCTTTTTCTGATTTTGACAAAATATTTCTATGTTTATCTGGTCTATTTATTGAGAAAGCCCTATAGCCTCTTTCTTTTAAATAATACAAAATTCTTGGCTTGTTGTTTTCCAAAAGGATTGGCATGCCATAAAAATGCAAAGCCATAAGAACGTCTTCATAAAATATTTCAGCTGTTTGAGGTCTTGAAATATATTCTAAAAAAAACATGTTTGTAGGAGCGTCTTCCATATGAAACTTAGTCATTCCATGAACAGAGCCTTTTGAACCACCACCACCTACAACACCTGATATATCATAAGAGTCACCACCAAATGAACCTATATGTTTGTTGCCTGGATATTTTTTTCCGTTTTTCTCTATAACATTATTTATTAAATCTTTAGAGGGAATCCAAGATAAAAAGAATCTACCTTTGTTTTCAGGTGAAAAAATAACTTCACTATCTCTCACTCCTGCTTTCCAATGAAAATTACCTCTTGTGACTGTTGATTTTATAGCAAATGAGTCGTTATAATCTATTTGTTCATATATTCTAGTGAGATTGAATAATGTATTTTTAGACTCATCCCTAAATGCATGAGATTCTGTTCTTGGGAATTGTCTATAAAATTCATTCAAGGCATCTGGGTCCTGCTTTAAACTATCTACTTCATTTTGCCAATAATCAATAGCTCCTTGTGTTATATAATCTCCATAATTACTTAATAAAGGCTTGTTAGGGGTTTCGAATACAGGAAAACCATACTTATCAATAAACCCCTCCATATTCCACTCCATAGGAATAAATAAATTGTACATACCGCTTTTGGTCTGTCCATTTGAATTTCTTGTATTAGGGTCTGAGTCGTAATATAGTTTTTTAAAGTTTTCACCTCCTTTGTCGAGTGCGTTTGAGGTAGAGCCCATCATACATTTACCTATAATCCTTCTACCTAATCTCAAACATGTTTTTGTTACCCTCCAATTATTAAGTATATTATCAGGCTTATCCCACTTACCGCTTTCATCATGCACCAGTAGGGCTAATTTTTCCCCATCATAACTATTATCTCCTGTGTTTTTCCAATCAATAGTTGTATCTAATCCCTGTAAATCACTTATAGTGCTTGTGTTTGATATAGATTTCCTTGTTAGTTTTGATGCTGGAACCCTATATGCAAGTTCGGATTTAGGTCTATCCATACCATCCTGTATGGGTTTGAAGAAAAAGGGATAATTTACAGATATAGGAACAACTTTGTCTGTAAACATTTTTTTAGCATCTGCACCCGTCTTAGACAGAATACCAAATCTTGAGTCAGACCTTATTGTTGCTTGATTAACTATTTCTGCAGAAGACATAAATGAAAAACCAGAACGTCTGTTTTTTAAATAACACATTCCGTAACACCTGATGTCAGCCTTACACGCTTCCCAATATATAAAAAATAACCTATTTGATTCTCTGAAATCTGGCTTGCCTACATCAATTTTTGTCCATTGAAGATACATGTAATGTGTGCCTGTAATATATGTGGGTACCCCATTATTCTTAAACCAAAAGCCATTTTCTCTTCTATCAAACTCTTCTTCTATATAAGGAACCCATTTTTCCTTATATTCTTTATTCATTTCATTCCATTGAAATATAGTTTGAAGTGGTTTTAATGCTTTAGGATACTCTTTTGCCTCCCAGTACTGTTCCTTTTTTAAATTATTTCTAGAGTATATGTTTTTTGGCTCTTTAGGTAAGCCTATAAAAATACCGTTTACATGAATTATATCACCAACGGTTCCGTTTTTTGATATTACAACAATGTTTCTTTTATCATCATAGCCATATTTAAAAGACTTAGATTTGTTTTGTTTCTCTAGGTCTTTTTTATCAACATGTGTAGTTGTTGTTGTATATAAGCTATTTAGACCTTCTTTCTGCAAAACCTCCAGTTAAACTTTTTTT